AGTGTGAGTTGGGCGGGTGGCGCGAGGTTGGAGTGGTCAATTGGCCACTCCAGTTCGTGGCCCCCGCAGCCATCGCGGGAAGTTGTTGCTTCCCGCGATTCGGGATAGGTGAGTTCACCGCCGAGTAATCTTCTTATCGCCTCGCCGGAGGCGTTGTATCCGGCGAAAGGAGAAACATGGAAAAGAGTGACATAGTTTGCGTCGATAAGGAAATCATCGTGGTGGCATGTGATGCTTGTCCTCAGTGCGGCGGTCTGATGACCGCCGTCCTCTCGGAGAGAGATTTTCTCTCGGAGGACGAGGAGGGACTATGGCCGACCGATGGATATTGGGCGGTGCTCAAGTGCCGCTATAACTATCATCCTCTTCGGCAGGTGTATATCTCTCGCACAATGTTCAACGACATTGTGCCGAACGGTGTTCTTTACGTATAATGCCGTCGCCTCGCCGGAGGCGTTGTATCCGGCGGAAAGGAGAATTATGAGAACGAGAATTGAGCGCCTCAGAGAGATGGGGGACACCCAAGAAGCAAAACGACGCGCTTGGGTGAGGCTGCTTCGGACAAAGCAACTCGCCGGGGCATGTCTGAGAGAAAAGTCATTTCCCTGGCAAGATCTCAAAGACGCGGTGTTGGTGAACGCTGACATGGCGTTCGCTGACGTATATCGCGTCGACCTGCGTGGGGCCGACTTGCGCGGGGCCAACCTGGGCGAAGCTAATTTATTCTGCGCCGACCTGCGTGGGGCCGACCTGCGTGGGGCTTATCTCAAGGGGTGCAACCTGTGGGACGCGAACCTTCTAGGTTCGCGAATTAACGTTGGAGCACTCGACAACGCTCTCCTGGACAAGGAAGCGTGGAGAGTAAAAGACGGGATTGTCGGTCTCGCACCAGGTCGCACCAATCCCTGGCGGCCCTATCACGGATGAGAGTTTTATCGCCCCGCCGGAGGCATTATATCCGGCGGAAAGGAGCATCGTGGGAAAAAGACAGAGTCCAGTCTATGGGGCGGATGGCGACTTGCTCATCTGCAAGACGCTCCGCCTCGACAATTGGTCGTCCATGTCGGTGTTTTATCTAACACCGACTAAGAATGATCCTGGGGGGTTCGGCTGTGTGTTTCACGCTGCCGACGTCTATCCAAAGGGCACAGAACCCAATTGCATTTGGGGGTTCCGTACCCTCGATGAGGCCATAAATGACGGCCTTGACGCCTGGAAAAATGATCCAGACGTCATGGCGATGTTATAAGGAGGAGGAAACATGATGAAAAAAACGCTGCGGCTGAAACCGCGAACCCTGGGGGATCTTCACACCGCTATGGAAATCCTTGGCAAGTACGCCGAGAGTTATAGCGACAACGGCGGCAATCCGGACGGAAATGCGTGGCTTCCGTCCTCGGACATTCCGGATGACGTCGCCGAAATGATTGTCGCCAGAGGACTCGGCGAAATGGTTATTGCGTTCCGAATGGATGACGAAGATGTGGCGACGTATTTTGACGTCGAGGAAATCTTCGCTATAGCTCGGGAAACGGATGACTGGGATTTATTCCGAGATCGACTCACAGCGGACAATTACATTCACGCCTACGCGCATTACGGCGCGTACGGCGCAAGCGACTCGTTGTGGGTCGTAGAACCACAAAAGATATAAAACTGACCACGTTGTGATGCCGCGGAGGTAGGGACACATTCAAATGTTTGTGTCCCTACTTTTGTTTTACATAATGTGAGAATTTTGGAAAGTTCTCACATTATGTAATGCGGAATGCATTTTTCTACTTGACATTCAGTGTAAACTCTGCTATAATATATTCGAGAATGAAAATTGAGGACGAGAAAAAATGAACGGCAAGGAATTGATCAAAAAGTTGACCAAATTCTATAAGGTAGAGGAAAGCGGTCTCCCCCACTACAATGATGAGATTGTGGACGTCGCCTTTGCTCTCGCCTTTTTCATCCGCTCACAGGCGGAGGAGGACGATAGCGGGTTTTGGTGGGACGGAAATATCTGCAAGGACAGCGAAATGCTTGAGCGGCAGATGAATGAACTCATCACAAACCCAAGCGTGACGTTGATTGACACCGTGGTGCATCACATGCACCAGGGTTTACTCGATGCAATCGACTCCTCGGGCGAAAGCTCCGAGGAGATGATGTGGGATTATGAGGGCGACATCATGTCGTACCTCTTGAACAGGAACTGAAAGGAGAGAAATGAACGAAAAAACGCGAACGTTGCTCGCGCGGATTGAGAAGGGAGTGGCTGAGGTCGCCTCCTCCGAGGAGTGGAAAAAATACTTGGCGTTCCATGCCAAGTTTCACCGCTATTCCTGGCGAAACACATTCCTCATCATGCTTCAGCGAAAAGATGCCTCCCTTGTCGCTGGCTACCGCCAATGGCAGAAGCGCGGTCGCCAAGTGCGAAGAGGCGAAAAGGGCATCGCCATCTTGGCCCCTGTGATAGTCAAAATCAGAGACGAAAACGGCGAATTCACCGGCGAGCGAAAGCTCGTCGGATTCCGCAAAGTGACCGTTTTCGACGTTGCCCAGACCGACGGGGAACCAATCCCCGACGGTGGATTGCGGGAGATCGAGGACGAAAAACTAGAACCAGAGCTCCTGGGCGTGCTGACAAAAGCCGCCGAGGAGATGGGGTTCACGGTCACTGAGGGTGATCTGCCTGGTGATGCGAACGGCAGAGTCACAGAGAGCAAAGCGATTACTCTCCGTAAATCTCTCGGTTCGGCGGCAAAAGTCAAAACGCTTATCCACGAGATGGCCCACTGGCTTTTGGGTCATTTCGAGAATGATGAACCACTAGGAAAAAAAGAATTCGAAGCCGAATCTGCGGCTTTCGTTGTGTGCTCCGCGTTGGGGATCGAAACCGGAGGGTATTCGTTCCCGTACATCGCCGGATGGACACAAGGCGATGACGTGGGGAAAATGGTCGCGGAATCGGCGGAGAAAATCACACGGGCGGCGGGCAAAATTCTAGAGGCTGCCGCATGACACCACGATCCTGGGGCGGGAAAGTGATTAACTTTCCCGCTCTGTTCGGCTTTCCTCGATCAATAAATCACATACATCCTCTAGTGTTGTGTGCCGAAGGATCAGACGCAACACAAAACTACGCTGTTGGTCGATGGCGCGGCTTAATTCGTTCAGGCGTTCCAACTCGTTAATACCCAGATTCACCGACACCTTATTCATCCCTAACATGCCCCACTCACGGCTGTAAACCTCTCTGGCCATTCGCGTGAGTGTGTTAGGCATAATACCTTTGTACGCTTGCAACGAAAAAGAACGAGCTGATTTTTTGGTTTTCACAGCTACCCCCGATGGCATTATAGTATAAATTGGCGGGGGAGGCAAAGTGCATAGTTGCATAATTGCATAGTTGCATAGCTGCATAGTTGCATAATCTATATAGGGAAATTTTTTGAAATGACGAATTATGCTATAATTTTTTTTACTTTACCAATTATACTACAATAAATTGATTATACACTATAATACACAGCAAACAATGTAATAGTTGTAGTATAATTACGTTTTGATACATCAAATATGAATTATGATTATGCAACCTACCCACAACGCGCAAAAAAGATGTTATTTTATTACATTCTATTACTGTGAAATATTACTCTATTATAGTCAATTCTGCATAATCAGGTGCATAGTGAAAATTATGCACATGTGCATTTGGCTTTACATAAAACTGTGTAATGTGTCAAGATATGGCTCATTTGCATAGGTGCATAGTCCAAATTATGCAGATGCATAATTCAAATTATGCAGATGCATAATTCAAATTATGCAGATGCATAGTCCAAATTATGCAGATGTGCGGACTTGGTTGTAAGACATTTTCTCTGATTTATTTTCTATGTTCTAAAGCAATTTACTTGACAACAAAACCTTTGTGTGCTACAATCAGGTGAGGAGGTTGAGATGGGAGACACACTTTTGACCATGCGCCAGGCGGCGAAGTTCAAGGGTTTGAGTCTGCACAACTTTTACTATCAGCTTCGTCAAGGATACATTAAACCTGATGCACGGATTGGACAATCATTTTTATTCCGTAAATCTACGCTTGACTCTTGGGAACCAAAACAATTGAAGCGTGGTCGTGGTTCTCGGCCACGAGGGTTTCAACAGGAACAGCTCACATTACGCCAAGTGGCTGAAGAGCTTGGGATAACAATTAAAGAGATGCGCGCGTTGGTTAGCTCAGGACGTTTCCCCGTGGATGGGAAAGTGTCCGGGGTGCGGTTTGTCTGGCGGAAAACGCTGGATGCGTGGAAGGAGAAACATGATTCAGGAAGCGATAATCAAATCTCTGGAGACCTCACGTAAACGGTGGCCGAAGCGTGGTCGGCCGAAGCTGTGGGTTTCCGAGGTCGGCAGGTGTCCGAGGCGTGCCATGCTGCGCGTGAAAGGTGTTGAACCGTCTGTTGGTTTCCCGACGGATGTATTGAACGTGATGGATCTTGGCAAGAGCTTTGAGGACAATACCGGCGCGCACCTGGAGAGAGTCTATGGGAACAAGGTGGTGCGCGAGGTGCCGCTCGGCAACGAGATTTGGTCGGGCCGCGCGGATTTTGTGTTTCTGTATTCGAACCTGCCTGTTGTCGTGGAGCACAAGGCGACTGGCGGGAAATGGTTTAATTACAACAACAACCTGCCTAAAGTTGATCATGTGTGTCAACTTTGTATGTATGGTTACTTATATCATTATCGTCATGCTGTCATTCCTAAACTGATTCTTTTTTATCGCGCCTGGCGGCATTATGCAGAATTCGAGTTGATTGTTCATGACGATGGTGTGCGTGCTTTGGGAATAATAGATGATGAGCCTGCATCAATATGGTTGTGGACGCAACCGAAAAGATTGCGGTTGGAACTAGAGGATTTGTGGCGCAAGGACGAGCTTCCACCGTTGCCGAACGGCCCGTCGGACGAAGTCGGTTGCACGTTCTGCGGCGAACGGTCATGCGGATATTACGACGAATGCTGGGGAAAAGCATAGGAGAATACATAATGACGAAATTGACTTGGCGTAATGAAAAGCGTCGTCTGGGCGATTTGATTCCGTGGAAGAATAATGCCCGTCGAATATCGGATGTGAATGCTCAACGACTAGTCCAAAGTCTTGAGGAATTTGGTCAGGTCGAAATGCTGGCAATAGAACCCGACAACGAGTTGATCGATGGACATCAGCGGCAATATTGCTGGTCAGCAGCGGCAGAATTTGGGCCGGATTATGAGGTAGAGGTGCGGGTTGCCAGTCGCAAATTAACGGAGCGAGAAAAACGCAAATTAAGCGTTTTTTTGCATCGCGGCGCGCAAGGCGAATGGGATTGGGATTTGCTGATTGGCTGGAATGCAAATGAAGACCTGCTTTCGTGGGGATTTGAAACCTGGGAATTTGGAGTAGATAAAACGATTAATGATGAAACGATAAATTATGACGATTTGTGGGAAGGAATGCCAGCGTTTGAACAGGAAGAGCAATCCCCGTTTCAAACTGTGCTTGTGCATTTTCGCAATGAAAATGATGTAGCTGATTTTGCCGCATTGATTGAACAAACTGTAACGCAGCAGACGAAATACATCTGGTATCCCAAACAAGAGCGAACTGATCTCAAACGATTTGCATGTGTAGATGAAGAATCAATATAAATATGTGCAAGACGATGGGGTGCCGGGCGGCCATTACATTTTATGAAATGGACGGACAGCGCCATTTATTTCCTAAACAATGAGAAGAATTTGCTTTAACAGAATGAATCCGCGTTATCCAGTTTACATCGTATCAAAAGGACGTTGGGAATCACGATTGACAAGCAAGGCGCTTGAGAAAATGCAAGTGCCATATTTTATCGTTGTTGAACCACCGGAATACGAGCGTTATGCTGCCGTGATAGATAAAGCGAAAATCCTACAATTACCGTTCGCTGATTTAGGACAGGGATCGATTCCGGCTCGCAATTGGATTTGGGAACATTCAATAAAGATCGGCGCCGAACGACATTGGATATTAGATGATAACATTCGTAACTTTTATCGATTACACAAAAATATAAAATATCGTCTTGAATCGGGAACCGGATTTCGAGTCATTGAGGACTTTGTGGATCGCTATGAAAATGTTGCGCTTGCAGGAATGCAATATCATTTTTTTGCTCCCCACAAATCAAAACACACCGTGTTAATTTTAAATACGCGGATTTATTCCTGCATCTTGATAAAAAACGATCTGTCTTTTCGTTGGCGTGGTCGTTATAATGAAGATACAGATTTATCATTGCGAGTTCTTAAAGCGGGTTGGTGTACGGTGTTATTTTACATATTTCTCGCGGAAAAAAACGCAACGATGAGAATGAGGGGAGGAAATACGGATGAGCTGTATCAAGGCGACGGACGACGGCAAATGGCGCTATCTTTACATAATCAGCATCCACGGCTGGTAAAAGTTGTGCAAAAATGGGGTCGTTGGCAGCATTCGGTAAATTATCGTCCGTTTAAGAAAAATAGACTTAAGAAAAAATCGGGGGTGATTATCCCCCGTGGTGTTAATAATTACGGGCTAGTATTTGTAGATAAAAAAACGGATAGAAAATGGAACGGATAGAAAATGGAACGGGGTAAACGGAATATAGATCGTAGATGGTCGCCAGTTACACGCAAGATACTTCGACGTCGAGTCGTTGCAATGCTCGTGCGTGGACTTGAGGAACACGAGATCGTTCAACAGCTCAGTGTGCCTACGGTGCCGGACGGCGCGGGAGGAGTGCGATCCAACCCAACGTATCTAGAAAATCCAAGCACGGGAAAGCCATACGATCAGTCAACGATTAATCGGCTCATTCATAAAATCTGGGACGAATGGCTGGCGATGGATACTGAGACGATTCGACGTTATAGAATGGAAATTATCCAACACAACATTGAATTAGAGCGAGTGGCGTGGGCAAATCATGATTTGTCTGAAGTGCGAGTAATCCTCGATCAGCGAGCGAAGTTACTTGGTGCTTTCGCCCCAATCAAATATTCGGATGTTTCTGATATAGAGATGGAGACGGAAGCTCGTCGGTTGTTAGAGGAGGAATTGGCGCGACGTGACCAGCTCATGGAGCAACTTCGTGCACAAGATACCACTGAGGATGGCGCTGAAACAACTAGAGATAGTGCGGAAACAGAATGAAGAAATTATCGAGAAATTGCGGCAGCCGCAGTTCTATGGTCATTGTGCGAGTCTACAAAAATCTGTAACGGGCGAGGTCATTCTTTCGGGCCCCGCCGGAACGGGCAAGTCGCTAGCGGCGCTTTACAAGCTGTATGCCTGCGCCATGCGATATCCCGGATTTCGCGGCGCGATCATCCGTAAGACGCGGACGAGTCTCACAGAGACGGGACTGGTCACATTTGAACGTGATGTGTTAGGTTTAGATCATAAGCTGTTGGTTAATGGTCCCAGCAGAGCCTATAGGTCGCGTTATACATTCGACAACGGCAGTGAAATCGTTATTGCTGGTCTTGATCGACCGAGTCGTATTTTAAGTTCTGAATATGACATAATCTTTGTCCAGCAGGCAGAAGAGATCGCGTTGCGTGAGTGGGAAATATTGACTACGCGATTGCGCAACTATCAGATGCCGTACCAGCAACTCATTGGCGATTGCAACCCAGAGTCGCCAATGCACTGGATCAAACAAAGAGGTGAAAGCAATGCACTTGTACTGTGGGAAACAACACATCAAGACAATCCGCTTCTTTGGGATGCGAGAACGAATGATTGGACGGAGGAGGGCCGGCGGTATCTAGCAACACTGGACAAATTGACGGGGGCTACGAAACGTCGGCTGCGGTATGGCGAGTGGGTGCATCCCGAAGGAGCAATTTACGAGACATTCGACGAAGATAGGCACGTCGTCAAATCGTTCGACGTTCCGCTTACCTGGCCACGGTTTGTGGGTATTGACCCGTTTGGCGCGTATATTGCGGCGGTTTGGTTAGCGTTTGACGTGGAAAATGGTGTGTTGAACGCATACCGCGAATATTACGAGCCGTTCGGCATAACGACGCAACAGCATGTAAAAAACATTCTTGACATAACACGACGATACGGCGAGACCGTTTTTGCCTGGGTCGGCGGCGGGCCGTCGGAGCGTCAGGCGCGGACTGATTTCGCGGGCGCGGGCATCCCGCTCATGGAGCCGCCGATTTCGGATGTGTGGTCGGGTATTGACCGCGTGAATGAACTGCTGCGAGAAAATACGCTTGTCGTCCACGAGGGTACCTGTCCCAACTTGACCAGTGAACTTGGATCCTACCGGCGTAAGATGGACAAAAATGGTCAACCGACGGATCAAATTGAAAACAAAGAGACATATCACATGCTTGACGCATTGCGTTACATAGTTGTGTATCTTACACAATCGCCTGATTTGAACCGACGGGAAGTGGTTTACAAATCTATGCAGCTCGGGAGATATTAAGTGCTCATCCAAGGTGATGCATTGGAGGAAATGCGCAAATTGGACGATGCTACATTTACCTCCTGTTTTTGTGATCCGCCTTACGGTCTTAGCAAAACGCCGAATATGGCGGAGGTGCTCACATATTGGTTGAATGACGTTGAGTATAACGGCGGAGGTGGGGGCTTTATGTCCAAAAAATGGGACAGTTTTGTGCCTGGGCCGTTATATTGGAAAGAGGTTTATCGTCTACTCAAACCCGGTGCAGTGTTACTTGCTTTTGCGGGCACACGGACGGCGGATTTGTTAAGCGTGGCGATTCGTCTGGCGGGATTCGAGAAATTTGACGAGATCGCCTGGCTTTATGGATGTGTAGACGAGGAGACTGAGGTGCTAACACCGCACGGGTGGGAACGGAACCCTACAACCATTGCAACCTCTCAAATATTGTGTTATAATCTGTTAGATGATACATTTGCTTGGCACAAACCAGAGAGGATGTTTATCTATGACTACAATGATACCGCCTATAGAATTGAATCGGATTCTACAAACCAAGTCGTCTCCCGCAACCATCGTTGCGTTGTTGAACGAGGCGGAAAAAAGATATTCATCTGTGCCGAGGCGCTCAAATGCAAAGAGAATATACCCATTCTGGAAAATATGTGCGGTTTGTCACAAACCATTTATGACGCACAACGCAACGCAGGCACTTCGGAACAAGGTATGCAGCGTAAAATGCAAAAATGTGGCTATAGGGCAGGCCAACACTGGGGCGCGTCCTCCAGAGCAATGCAAGGGCAAAGTGCAATTGATATGCCCGATATGTGGCAAGAGTTTCTGGCGATTCAGGTCTCACGCCAAGAGAAACAAGATAAATGTTTGCGACCGGAAATGTTTGGCGGTTTGGCGGGCGCAAAACCCCGAACATTTAGCGCATTTGCGCAAGATAGCACCTTTGGGACGTCAAGGGTGGACGGAAAAGAGTTTAGCCAGCCTTCGCAAAAACATGTCGGGCGAGAACAATCCTGCATGGAAGGGCGGCGTGACCTATTTCCGCAAACACGGCAATTATCCTCCTGTCAAATATGTGCGATGTCCGCAAGAGTTCGCGACTATGGCACGCAAGGATGGATATGTGATGGAGCATCGGTTAATTGTAGCTCAATATATAGGTCGTCCATTACTACGCACAGAGGTTGTTCATTACCTCGATCACGATGTGACGAACAACAACCCTCAAAACCTGGCGCTATTCGAGAACAATCAATGTCACAAATTATACGAAGCGCGAGGTTCACCACCTCCTCTTTGGCAACTGTAACTCCCATTCATTACAAAGGAATTATGTGGTGCCCGCAAGTTCCGACGGGTGCCTTTGTCGCGCGTCGTCACGGCAAGATATTTGTCACGGGAAACAGCGGCTTTCCGAAATCCACCGCGATAGGCAAACAGATCGACAAGGCGGCGGGGGCAAAACGACAAAAGATTGGGGAATATCGAGTAACAGGAAACGCTCTCACGCCAACAACCGAAAAAGGGGGTACCTATGGTGTAGGTATTCCGAACAGTGATCCAGGATACATTCCTATCACTGCTCCCGCGACGCCTGAGGCCAAGGTTTGGGAGGGATACGGCACCGCGATGAAATCCGCTCACGAGATTATCTTATGCTTTCGCAAACCACGCACGGGGACGTACGCGCAGATGGCGTTGGAATATGGCACGGGGGCGTTGGCGATAGATGCCTGTAGGATAAAGGTAAATGGACGAACATTGCGGGAGCAACACTCTGACCATCCTGCGGATGATGTTTCGAACCATGATTTTGGAAGTGAACATATTGGTGGTCAAGCAATGCAAGGCCGTTGGCCTGCGAATCTACTCTTGAGTCATTCGGTTGGTTGCGAACAACGAGGGGATTGTGTCGAGGGATGTCCGGTCAAAATATTAGGAGAACAGAGCGGGTGGTTACATGGTGCCGGAAACAAAAATCCCACACGAATAGGACAAGGCAAAAACATCCGATTCAATACAACTCAGGAAAATGTCGCGGCTTCACGATTCAATTTTGGTGATTCTGGCACTGCTGCTCACTTCTTTCAACAATTCTATTACACAACCAAGGCGTATCGGGCTGAGAGAGACGCGGGGCTGGAGGGATTTACAAAACTTTCGGGCGGTGAAGCCACAGGTCGCGTTGATGGAACCCCAGGATTGAAAAACCCGAGGGCTGGGGTGGGGCGGACGGGGGAGATGAGGAATCCACATCCTACGGTCAAGCCTCTCGCGCTCTGCAAATATCTGGCTACTCTCATTCGTCCGCCCGAGGAGTATCTTGATGATGCGGCGCTCTTGGTTCCCTTTGCGGGCAGCGGTTCGGAGATGATCGGCGCGTATCTCGCTGGTTGGCGTAATGTGACAGGCATAGAGCTGGAGCGAAAATATGTGGAGATTGGTCATGCACGCATTACTTGGTGGCGGCGAGCAATGGAGCAAACCGGATTGACCGAACCGAAGGCAATAATCAAAGCGATGAAAAAGCCGCTCCCGATGTTTGAGGGAAAGAACAGATGATAGCTCAAAAAAACCCCGTCCAGACCGATGATGGCCGACAAATGCGGTTGGTGGTGATGGTGATGTCCTATGAGAAGTTGCGCAACGTCCTGCATCTCCCCGCGCAGGCGCAAATCCAGCGCGTTGTGGATAATGGTGACGGGATATTGATTCAGGTGCTCATCCCGACGGACATGGTTCCGGCGGGTGCGACGCCGGAGATGGATTTACAAATGAAATTGTCGATTATGATAATGCCTATGAGGTCAGAAGGAGATTAATGCAAAGAAGCTTGCATATTCAGCGAACGTCGCATCAGGTATCGAAAATCGTCAATGACCAGCCTGCGCTTGACATAATCAAGGTCGTCGATCCTGGAGGCGGCGACCCGTTCCCCGAAAAACGGACGCTAATCCGCCTGAAAATGAATGAGGACTGTTATCTTCCCGACGGTGCAGCGGGGGCTGACCGGTGGTGGAAAGAGTGGGGTGCGTGGGTGGCCGAACGGTCGTGGGCCTGGGGATTGGAATGTCTGAATGAGCCGTGCTGTGATACAGGGATGCACGTCAAGCGTGTTTGCGCGTTCACGAAACGTTGGCTGTTTCATCTCGCGCAACGGCATCCGAACATTCATCCAGTGATCCTCAATTTTTCACGCGGCGTGCCCGTTCCGGCGTGGGCCCCGATGTTTCGGCAAGTAATTGATTTGGCCTGGGACATGGAGGGATATATCGGATTCCACGAATATTGGGATCGCGACGGGCCACTGGGGAACCAAAGCAAATCCTGGTTGACATTTCGATTTCAGCGGTTTTTTGATGCGCTTGGGTATTCTGTGCCGTCACTCATCACTGAATGCGGCGCGTGCGCGGGCGATCCGCATGGTTGGAAGTCGATGGGATTTACTGAGGAAGGCTATTTCAAACAGATGATGAGTTATTGTTTGACTGTTGAGGAGATTGAACCGAAAGTCGAGGCAGCGTTTTTCTTCACCGTCGGCGGCGGTGACCAATGGAGTAAATTCGAGTTGACAGAAAATCAGATCGTAAACCTAGTGGCATCAAACGGATTGGTTACGGTCGAACCACGACTGCCGTTCATTGATCCCTCCGTGTTTCCGAAGACGAGTGATTCTCAGCCAACCGAACCGTTGCCTGAATGCGAAACCGGGCCGCCTGAACGCTTGGCGGAAAAGGCAAGATGGTGGAATGAGGAGATCGTCCGCAATGTCGAAAATTGTGCGTCGAACGCGAAAGTCCTTCGTCTGTTGCGCAGTCAATGTAAGTTGTTGGTGAGGTTGGAGAAAAAATTAAAAGATGGTTAAAAAATCGAGAAACAAGGTTGAAGAGTATGACCTGAACCAGGCGATATTGCACAAGGTAACCCCCTTGGCCGCTGAAGCGCAAGATGCCATGCAATCCGGCGAATTGATGGCAAAAGGATTCAAAAATTTAGCTTGTGAAATTTTGGCGGTTTACGAAGCCGCAGGAATGAAGAGTAAATTATCAAAGCGTGAGGCGCTTTACATGGTGCCACAGGACTTGGTTGTGTGGACGATTGGTGTTGCGTTTGCAGCGGGTGCGTTGGCGCAACAGGAGGCAGAGAAAAATGCCATCGCTTCGTGAACGTGTATCGAGATTATTGCTCAAACCAGAATTGAATGAAATCGCACGCCGTGAATCTTTTGTTGAGACGGCGTGGCGACTGAGGCCGCATTATTTCAACCAGAGGGAACTAGCCGAACTCGATCCCGAGACAATTGATTGGATACGCCGTCATTTGCGTCGCGCGACGGATTGGGAACCGAGTGAATCAGAGCGTTTGGATGCGGTTTACGACCAACGGTTGTTGTTTCGTGAAGAGATCATAACCCAACGGCTGGTGGGTTTGTGGACTGACTTCGGATTCGGGCAAAACATTGATATTATTGTACAGAATTCAGAGAAAAAATCGACGGCGGAGGCCGAAAGTTCAGGCGTAACGGGCGAAGATGTTTTTCGCGAATTCTGGACGGCCAAACGCAACCGCCCTGTGCTCAAGGCGAGAAATTTGCATCGGTTGAGCGAGACATTGCTTCTGGACGGAGAAATATTTTTTGTCTTTTTCATAGACAAAAATACAGGACAATGCACACTCAGAACTGTCCCGACAGAGCAAATCAAAGAAATTATTGAGGACGCCGACGATCCGAACGTTACACTATTCTACAAACGGGAGACGACGGAGGACAACGGATATGGCAAGACGATCTATTATCCTGACGTGTACCTTGATCGGGATGAGGGCGAGGACATTGCCGACCTGGGCGACGGGCGAAAGTTGTTGGATGAATATTTACCTAGTGACGCGGTGCGTGCAGATGAAATCAAAGATGATGTAGACGTCGTAATGATGCGCGTTTCCTACCGCGATTTTGGTTCACCCGCTCGTGGTTGGCCGGTCATGTACGCCGGTGCAGCGTGGGTACGTGCATACCGCGACTTGGCGCAAGATTTGGCGATATTGACGAAAAATAACGCGATGTTCGTTCGACGGATCATGGCGGACACAGGCAGTCGAGGACTTGCTGCATTGAAGGCGCGGTTCCAATCCTCTCTGGCCGGAGGCGCGAGCAGCGAGACCAATCCGCCTCCCGTGATCGGATCGACGTTCATCAGCAACAAAACCGTGGACATAGATGAAATGCCGTTGAATCGCACGGCGTCCGAGTCGGTGAATGTGACCAACATTCTCTCGGCGATGGCCGCTCTTTCCGGTGGTGTTTATCCACATTGGATCGGTCGGGGGGAAGCGTTCAGGCTTGCGACCGCGACCGCTATGGAGGCCCCGACACTTCGCCTTTTCTCGCGATACCAGGCATTTTGGGCCGATGTGTGGCGTGACATGGTTCATATCGTGCTAGACGCGGCAGAGAAATTCGGCGGGATGAATTTTCCTTACGATGAGCGAGAAATCGACGTGAACACAGACGCGCTCTTGGACGTGGATCTTCCGGCGTTTACAGGTGCATTGAAAAACGTAGAAAGTTATCTGTTGCCAGAGACCATTACGAGGTTGGTCTTGCAGGCATTCAATGTGCCAGATGCCAACGCGATCATGGACGAGCAATATCCGAAGGAGGAAAATCAGTTTGACGTTGAAAAATTACAGGCTATGCTTAACGACCTGATAAAAGAAGCAAAGGAGATGGGGGATAATGCCTAGGTCGCGACGGGGATTCGACCGATTCACATATAACATTCGCGTCGCCATACGGGCTTTGTGGAAGGGATATTCTACAAAGGAGCAATTTGTTGATGACATGCTCCGCGCGATGGAGGTCGGTTTCCGTGATGCTTGGTTGGAAGGCGCGGCCAAGGTTGGCGTTGGGGAAAGGGATTTGACGGATGAGGAAAAGTTTGCATTGAACGACGAAATATTGGAAAATGCACGACATCTTTATGCGTTTGCTGATGACATAATAGCGGGTTCGCAAGCTAAAGGGGGAAAACTCACACCGCAAATTGTGCGCGGTGAGGGATGGTACAATCGTTATTGGACGGTGATGAATAAAGCCGAGGTCATGGCGGGACAGAATCGACCGCTGGAGTGGGTTTTAGGATCTAGCGAACATTGCAGCTCATGCATGAAACTGGCGGGGAAGGTCAAACGAGCCAATTACTGGGAATCGAGGGGCATCCTTCCCCGCGTTCCAGGTGCACCGTATCTTTATTGTCGTGGATATCGGTGTCAATGTTCTCTTGTACCAACAGAAAAATCGCTCAGTCGAGGCCCGTTACCCAGGTTGCCGTAGGAGTCAAATGGAAAATTCACACGGACGGTGGGAACAGTTGTTGTTACGCCTGCAAAGTGTAGCTAGGCGTCAATGTCGAGGCCACGGATTTTCATTGGTCACAGTTACATTGGCGTTTAAAAATGATCGTCTTGTCCAATGGAGTCGTCCGACGGTCAAATTTTATGAGCCAGGTGGGAGTAATGAATTATTGGAATTGTTGGCGTGGGATAGCACACAATCGAAACAGAAACACATAATCAATAATGAATGATACCTTGACAGAAATGGCGATCAGTATTATACTATAGATAGCTGCTTGAATTGCATATATTGAGCAGGCACGCTGTTCTGCGCCGATGGCGCGGATGGCGTGCCTTTCTTTTTTGGGAGGGGACGTGAGAGGAAGATATTTCAATCCGAACCACTTGCCAGTGATTGTACAAGCGTTGCCCGTCCAGACATTACCTGCGGCGGGGGCATACGTTGCATCCGACATAATTCCGTGTGCTGGATTTGCGGGAGTGACAATTTATTATTCATACGCGCGCGCCAACATGGCCGGGGCCGTCACTTTCTTTTGTGATTTATATTTATGTTCATCAACCGACGCTTATCAACAAGGCGCGGTCGGTGTAGGAGCTGTGGTGGCGGGCGTTCAGATTGCGTCATTGGCACAATCTGAAACAATAACATACACAAATGAAGGTCTTGCTGGCACTGAATTTCGGACATACATGATGCGATTTAATGACGCCGTAGAACAGATCAGAATTCAGGCGGCGGAGAGCGGAGCTGTTGGCAACCCTGGCGACTTCGGGGCTATTTTCCAGTTCGCGTTGGAATAAGGAGCGAATAAAAATATGAGCAGCATTCCAGGCACAAGTCCGCGCGGGCATACTCCTGTCGGCGGTGGCGGTGTATCACATCAGGACGACGCAGCATTTACGCCCGGAACCGATTTGGTGACGCCGACAGGGGCCATGTTCGATGACGTAGCCCCTGATTCTGTAGATGAAGGAGATGTTGGCATACCGCGCATGGCCGCGAATCGTGTCTTATATGTCACTATTCGAGACGCAGCGGGCAACGAACGCGGTGTTAATGTGGATGCCAACAATGACTTGGGAATTTCCCAGGCGACGCATGACAATCTGAACGCCAACGCCAACATACAAATCGGCGACGCTGATGTGGACAACGGGAACCCAGTCCCTATCTCGGATGCGGGAGGCACGTTGTCGGTGGACGGGGCCGTGACCGTCACACCGCCTGGAGGCATGATCGAGGGCGGGTTGACCGAGATGATCGGCGTGGACGAGCAAGTTGACCAAAATGAATACAGCGCATCAGTCGGGGTTGCGCTTGGGGACGTTTACAGCGGCGAGATTCTGTCCATCGCTCTTTATTCGACCGAAAGTGGCACGGGAACCGTCCAAGTACCTGAAGGCATTGTGTACATTCTCGATGCCGACCCGAACGTGGCGGCGGGAGACACAGCATTTACTGCTGGGGAATGGGTGACAATTCTCGGAAAAATCAGAGTGTTGGCCGCCGACTGGGATGCGGACGCCAATGGCGCATTGGCTTACATCTACGACAATCCGGTGCCTTTTCATTCACTCAGTACGCTCTATTTCGTCTGGCGACAGACAGACGCGGCATCGTGGAATGATGCGGCGGGGGACGACGAGCAATTACGGTTTAATTTTTGGTTCAGGAGAGACAGTTGATAAAGCGGCGTAGGCGACGACCCTGGGCTTGGCGACACAACCAGGGAATCATCGACTATCGGCGAAAACGGCGAACCTGGCACCCGCGTGTTCCTTACGGGAATGTTTGGTGGGTGGACGGAACGAACGGAAATGACGCGAACGTTGGTGATTCACGTGAACGGCCCTGGGCGACGATCCAGAAGGCGGCGGACACCGCCACCGCGGGTGATCTGGTGTGGATACGCGGCGGAACCTACGTTGAATTGGTGGACTGGGACACTAATTCTGGGACACAAGTTGTCACGTTGCAAGATGTGAATGTCAAGGCACCTAATAAAGTCGAATTCGGCGCGAGCATGGCCGCCGTTGCTGCGGGAGACATTGTGCACATTTATGACAGTCGCATGTCGAACAACGGGGCCTTTGAGGTCGCGCGCGTGGGTGATACGTATGTCTTGGTAGATGGCCAACCGTTCACGCTCAACGAGACGGCGAACGTCCAGGCGACGATCAGTCGCGTGATTTACTTTAAAAATTACAACGACGAGGCGGTGTTGCTCGATCCCGGGGCTTTGGTCGCCCACCCGCCCGCGCGTGTTATGAACGCCGTTCAGCGAATTGTGCTTGATGGAATTGACGTTACAGGCAGCGCCCACGCGGGATTAGAAATATCACATGGCACGCGACACATCGTGGTACAAAATTGTGCCGTTTATCAAAACAACAGTCCAGGAATTTACATTTTTGACGACGCGCAGTATTCGATGATTTACGACGTTGAGATTTGGGACAATGGCCAAGGTGCGAACGGGGAAGGTGTTTATATCGGTCTTGGGGCTGGCGGAGACACATGTCATCACAATCATGTCTGTCACTGTTGGTTCCACGACAACGGCGCGACTAGCGGATGTACTGATGAATGTGTTGACATAAAACCCGACACTGATTATACCGTTGTCGAACACTGCCTGTTCGAGGATAATTTCAGCACCTGGGGACAGATCACGCTTTCCAGTGGGTGCAGCAACAGCGTCCTGTATGGAAACGTTTTTGACGGGAATGACGGAAACGCGAATTGGTCGGGACACATCAACGTCCAAGGCGTCTTCAGCCTCATCTTTAACAATCTGATCTACAATGCGGGAACGGATTTTGACGGGTTTCGGATGGTGGACGCAGTGGGTGGGAGCAACAACCTCGTTTATCACAATATTATCATGGGTTGTGACGTAGGCATCTATTGGGACGCCGACGGTGCACCGTCCACTTATGAGGGCGATGAGGTAAAGAACAACATCTTCAGCGGGAACACACTCCAAATGCAATGGTTGCCAGAAACGGGCGAAACCGTGGACACCAACGTCATTTGGGGTGTGACGAACGACAGTGGAGCTAATCCCATCCTGGCCGACCCGATGTTTGTTGGCGGGGGTGATTATCATATTCAGGCTGGCAGTCCCGCGCGGAACGCGGGATTGGTCGTCGGCATTCTTTCCGACCTCGACTTGAACATCAGGCCGATGGGCGGAGCACCAGACGTAGGATGTTATGAATACATCGAATGACAGGAGTAAATGATGCGAGCAGAGCTGATAACACAAGGACAATTGGCCGCAGTTCCAACGGTGATGTGGACATGTGGTGATCGGGTTACGCATATTACGCTCATCATCTTGAGTGAAACCGGTGGGGCCGGAGTGACTTGCACGTTGACGCAAACGCGGGCGGGCAGTGCGGCGCGACGGATTCAGCGTGTGGCGTTGGGAGCCAATGGGCGGTTAGAGGCGACCTACACTGAACCAGGGATCGTTTTTGAGCCGACCGACGTTCTGATTGGAGACGACGGTGGGACGGGTGGAGTTGTAGATTATTCAATTTATGGCGTCGTAGAGGAGACAGACATATAATGACGACACAAGTATTTGATTCGAATGGTCGTCTGCTCACCACAGACGCGATACATCAACCGCAGATTGTCCGTAACAACTGGTACGTAGACAACGTCAACGGCGCTGCGGGCAATGATGGCATGACGCCAGAGAGTGCATTTGCGTCCATTGCAGAAGGGATCGCTGCGGCAGGAGAAGGAGATATAATTCACGTCGCTTCGGGGAATTATGATGAAGACGGCCTCGATTTGGCGGTAGATTACACGTCATTGGTCGGCGAAACGGGAGCGGTGATTTGCAACACCGCCACAGGCACGTGTTTAACGTTGTCTGGTGATTATGTCAATGTCAAAAACATTATCGTTGATCAAGCAGGCGAAATTGGATTTTACGTCACTGGTGCACATTGCACATTGAAGGAATGTAACGCTAGGTCTAACACCGTGGGGTACGAGGTGACCGGTTCATCGGTTGAAATTTATGACTGTTGTGCGGGATATTATACGGTTGAGGGATTCGACATCAAGGGCGACGGTTGCAAAATATTCGATTGCATAGCGACAGGTCACAACGCGGCGGTGGTAGGTTTCACCGTTTCGGGAGGCGTACGGAACCATCTCAAACGATGTGAAAGCCTGGCGAACGCAACCAACTCGTTCGTCATTGATACGGCGGCAAATTATACGTCAATCGAGGACGCAATATCTAGCGCGCATTGCGGCCCGCGTGAGGACAGGGGATTATTCAATACCTGGGTGAATTTTCACGGCAATCTTGTCAATTATCCGCATGAACATGTCTATCCTTTAGCGTTGGGCGAGGGGGTGGCGGTCTCCGCTGCAACCATTTCCTCACAGGCGAATGATGAGACGAATGCTGCGACTACGGCTCAATGGTATTATGGCGAACCGACGATATTGATTCCACGCGATACAATCGGAAATCACTATCAGGTACTCGGAATACACATTTTTACGGCGACGGCGAATGAATTATGTCAATTCCAAATATTCATGGCAAAACCAGCGTTTACGTCGGCGAGAAACGGTGGCAACGCTTGGGATGAAGCGGAAGTAGATTTGACAGTAGATGACGGCACGCTTTTCATGGATCAGGATTTATGTTTGATCTATTCCGATTACGCGGTTGAGATTGTCCGCGTGAATGGGGCACCTGTGGGCAACGTTGTAACGATTGAACGGGAAGCCAGCCAATTTGTCGGCTCAAACACTGGCCTTCGGTGGAATCACACGACGAACGCGCCGGGAACCGAGACGTTGTGCGTGATTCACCGCGAATCTGTGCGATCAATGCACGCGATGTGGGGCAATTACATCACACTTGCCGCTTCGATTATGAATCCAAGGTATTGGAAACGCCCGATAAATTTACCTGCGAATTCGGCTCTTTTAATACGCATCGTGAACCAAACAAGTTCATCGGATGTGACTTGGACGGCTATGCCGATTTATATGGGATAATACAATGCCATATTCGTCAATGAAAGACGTGAATCCTTCAATCAGAGGAATTAAACCTCCAGTTACGTTGGCTCAAGCGAACGAGATTGCGGCCATGGCCGACGCTTTGGAACGGGGAGGTGAAGTCGAATCACCTTGGGCCGTGGCGATTAGCAATTTCAAAAAAACACATGTGGTCAAAAATGGACGGTGGGTGAAGAAAGCGGAGGAGAGTATGAGCAATTTGTTTGCACAGACGAAAATCGACATAGACGGAACGGATGTGTCGTTGGAATCGTTGATTGAAGCTTGGCGATTGAAAGAGGCCAAGACGAAAACGGAAAACGGCGTAAGTTATCCCGCGTCGGCGTATCTTGTTGTGGAAGATCCCGACAGACCGTCCACCTGGCATCTGCGGGTGCGGGACAAAAACGGCAAACCTGACCACCGGTTGATGGGCGGAGCATGGGCCGCGCTGCACGGTGGATATAGAGGCAACAAATATGAAGGTCCGGACAAAACGAAAGCAATTGCAAAATTGAAAGCACTTTACAAAAGCGAGGACATGCAAACGCCAGGTGTTTCGGAGGCAAATGTAGGTGAAGTTTATCCTTACGATACGCCTCCGCCGACTTACGTTCCCGCGAATGCGATCAGTTTTGCCACTCTGGACGCAGCCCGCGACGCTGAGGCATTCGCCGACTCGGTAAGGCAACGAGTGGATGAATTCCAACAGATGGTCGAAAACATCATGTGGTCGCCAGAAGTTGAAGACAAACCCGTGGCGTTGATCAATCTCCTGGATGAGTTCATTGGTCGCATTTCGACACCTTCCGTTGAGACAATTACGGCACAAGAACAGACCGTGAAGGAACAAGTCGTGGAGGAAGAGGTCGGGTTTGCCGAAAGTTACGGTGGTGTTGTGAATCTGTTGGAAAAAGACGTGGATTTTGTGTACGATGGCGGGCCGCTGAAGGTTGAGGTCGCCGTGCTAGAACCTGGTTGGGGAAACAAAGAAGACAACAATTATTATCCACGCGAGGTATTGCAACGAGACGCCAATAAAATCGCCGGAGCCAAAATGTATGTCACTGATCATCGACAGAGCGAGAAAAATGTTCGTACAGAGGTCAGTGAGGTTTTGGAATGTCCCGTGCGGTTCACCGAAACAGGTGCCCCGGTCGCGTTGGTGGGAATTTACGACGAGGATTTTGCACGAACTGTGTACAATCGCTGGAAGCTCGGGCGATTGGAGAATCTCCAATGCTCAATCCTGGGCACAGGCATCGGTCAATCGGGATTCAAACAAGACGGGAGGACAGGATACAAAATTACAGAATTGAAGGAGATCAAAAATGTGGACTGGGTGACCCGCGCCGGTGCAGGGGGACGGGCACTCAATATAGTTGAAAATTCAAACGGAGGACGGAACGATATGTTAAACAAGGACGAGAACGAAAAACTGGAAAAAGTTGAAGGATTTGAGGGGGCCAAAAAACTAGAAAAAGCTGAGGGAATTGAGAAGGCCGAAAAATTCCTTGAGGAGGTGGACATTCACGAGAACAAAGAGGAAACCGAATCCAAGCAAGAAGAGAATTTGGAGGAACAAACAAAACCGACTACGTTTACGGCGGCAGATGTGCTTAAAAAGCTCCTTGAATCGGGGCTTCCCAACGCCGTTCAAATGTTTTTGGTGGAAGCGTCTTATGAAACGCCGAAAGAGCTTGACGAGGCGATTGAGCGACAAAAGAAAGTCGTGGCTGAAATCCGCGAATCATTGACGTCACAAAAAAAGACATCCGGAGCCAAACCGTTCGCTATGGGCGGGACGGCCAAAAAGAAAATCGCCGAAGTTGACAATAAAACGATAGGCGAACGAATTGACGCCGTGAACGAAAGGTATTTTGGAAGATAAGGAGATGATGAATCATGCTTGAAACAGTAAAAAACGATTATGAAGTCATGTCTGAAGGTGATCCGATTCATTGGGAGATTCCCTATGATCGTTTAGAAGACAACACACCCACCGTGACATGTCCAGCGGCTGTGCTTGACGGGGCAGCGGCGGGAACGGGCGATCAATTGACTGGAACCATCTTGAGTATCGACGCGGCGAGTTCCATTGCGGTAATCGACTTCACGCCAGGGATGGTTTACTACCAATATGTTCGCAACGTGGCGACCTATGCTGCTGGAGTCGAGGCGACCTGGGTGGCGATTCAGTTTGGTCATACGGTTTACTATGACCGCAGCTCAACTATGGTGGCTCTGGGCCTTCAGTTAAGTTGTTCGCCGTTGGATAACACTGGTACAGCGAACCCGAAATTCGGGCGTGTAGTAGGAATCAGTGATGCAGACATTGCACTGTATCCCAAAGGTGTAGCTGGCGTCGCATCCACGCAACGTTGCGGCGTCATGCAGTTTGGCATCAACGCCGAATAAACGACAAACAAGGAGATAAATTATGCAAAAGATAATTCGATGGATTGAAGAAGTCGCACTTGCTATGGATGGCGACGCCGACAGTCCTCAAGTAATGGCTGACGTAAAACTCATGCGGGAAATGGCGAATAACATGCATTCGATGAATGCTCGTCAATTCCAAGAGGTTATGACAACTGCGCATTTTACGGATTACTTCAGCGATGCCCTGTCGCGCATGTTTTACAAAGACTATGCGTACAAAGCGGGGACGTGGAAAGAATACACCACGGCTGACGTCACGCCCGATTTCCGTGATGTAAAAAGGTATCGCATGACGGAACCGGGGACATTGTTGCAGAGGCGAGAAAAGGCGCTTCACAAAGCAACCAGCATCGACGACAGCGTAATTAACTACGGTGTCGAGGAATACTCTCGTGAGTTTGACATTTCGTGGCGAGTCATAATGAACGACGACTTGGGCAAAATCAGGGAGACACCACGACGCATGGCGAACGCAGCGGGAAGATGGCTTGACGCCTGGGTATCGGCGTTGTATGACAACGCAACGACTCAAGCGACCGCCGCAGCGTTAGGCGCACCCTGGTCGGGCACGGGACGGCTGACCGCCCCGAACCTGGCGCTGGGATTGAACGGCATGATGCAGCGGGTGGACGCCGCAGGCAATCCGATGAATTTACCTCGCGTGCATCTCGTGATCCCACCGATCCTCCAGATCCAAGCCGCCGACATATTGCAAGATTTGCTGTCTTACGGCGGCCCTGGTGGGAACGTGTTAGCGCAGTTCGTCGCCGGAGTTCACATCGATCCGTACATTACGACGACCGCTTTAGCGACGCCATGGTATCTGTTCGCTGATCCGGCGGACATGACAGTGGTTCCCGTGGTTCGCCTTGACGGGTGGCCGGGGCCAGTTACTAGCATGAAAAGGAGCGACCTGAAGATTTTGTCGGGAACGGCCCCCAGTGCGTTCACGATGGGTAGTTTCGCCACTGGCGACATCACGTACATGGTCGAGGACATCATCGGCGGATGGGATGATGCGTCGTGGGTTGGCGTCGTAGACTTTCGTGGGTTCTACTACAGTTCAGGCACGACACCGTAAAACAAAAAAAACGAAAGGACAAAAGAATAATGGCACCAAGAAGTAAAATGTCAAAGTATCCGCCTGGATCTGAGGCGTTGAAATCACTCATTGTGAGTGCATACGGCATGGATTTTGAGCAAGCCGAAACCATCCTGAAAGAGCGGCCTGAAAATCCAGCGTTGTGGCCTTACGAGGAATACCAAAAGGCAAAAGCTATGATGGCCGCGCTTCACACGAAACCGCAAGTGGTCTCGGACAAACCAGGTTGGAAGCGAAAAAAATAGGAGGAAACCATGGGTTTAATTGATCGGGGCGTATTGCCTTACCAAGAACCCGTTTGGGGGTTCCCTTGGACGGAGACACCCGAAATCGTCGGCGGCGGTGACCATCGCATTTTCTACGTCGATCCGGCGCATCCGAATGCGTCGGACTCGAACCAGGGAACTGATCCGCAGTATCCTTTCGCGACGATGACAGCCTGTTTGACGGCGGCAACAAATCCGCTAATCGCTGCATTCGACACTGTATACCTGTGCAGTGATTTGACCGAATCGGTCATCACGCCGGATTACAGCGTCGGGCCGTCCAACATCAATATCATCGGTGCAGGGACGACGCTCTACGCGCCGTACTGGGACAGCGATGACAATGCAGCCGCCTGTCTGGACATCCGTGCGCCAGGCTATCGCGTGAAAAACATTCGATTTGGCGGGCCGACGACCGCGCCTTGCGTTTGGTTACGATGCACGGTGCCGAACGCCGATGACATTTCTATTTTCAGTGTAATCGAGGATTGTCAGCTCTACGGTCAGGAGACTGGCCTGAGCGGGATTGACCTTTTTGGCGCACCGTATGAAGTGAAAATCCGTCGTTGTGAATTTTGCTTTTTCCACAACGCGGGGGGGACGGCGTGCGCAATCACAGCAACAAACACAGCCTGGGCCGATCCATACAGGATCAAGATAGAAGATTGCATATTCTACGAGAATGACAATCATATTGATGCGTCTTTCAACGTGTCAGTGATCAAAAACAATGTTTTCATATCGCAAGGCCAATATCCGGCCACGATCAATGTGGATTTGCGGGGTGGCACGCGCGGTGAAAACGCGGTCGTGGGGAACCAGTTTCCGGACGATTACAGTCAACCAGGGGGATACTGGGCCAACGCCGGAGCGCCTGGTTGTTGGGCAGGCAATTTTTCGGAAGACACGGCAGAGGCTGAGGTTGGCGACAACGGATTAACCACTGCGCCTCCTGCGCCATAATGACGGAGGATGACATGCCGAAAAAAAAGAAGTTGACGATCAAACCTGGCGATAGTCCCGAGGCGCGCCGGGAATTGGAGGCAAAATTGCGCGCCGCTTTCCAGAGGCAACAGAAACAAAAACGACAAGAACAGGAGTAATTCATGGCTTGCGTCGGACGGTATGCGACGGCGGACGAGTTCGCGCAACACTTTTGCATGGATTTACCGCTCAGTGCAGAACAACAAGCGGCCATTGAACGGAATTTAGATTTGGCAGCGAGTGAAGTCCACGCGGCAATGGCCGCGAACGATATGTGCGATTGCACGCTGGCAGGATGGGCGACGACATATCTCAAGACGTTGAACATCCGCGCCGCCGCCGCGCTCTATGATTGTGAATGCGGACGTCCACATCTGACGAATGAGGAACGGCGCGACATCATTGACTGGACGCAAAACCTGTTGGAAAATGTGCGTATGGGGAACATCGAATTGTGCGACGGGGAAACCGGACGTGAATATCCTGTGGCCGACGCGATAGAGATGGCCGTGGACGAATTTTCGACGGCCAGGATCATTTACAACACCAGACGACGGAGCTAAAGAATGTGGGATGAGGCGGCAAAAACAGACGACTGAGGTCAGTCGAAAAAATAGTAACGCCACGGATTATCTTTGGTCAAGAGGGACTTGTCCTGCTCAAGTATCTTGGCTCGTTCAATGGACGATGGCGCGGGGTCTGTACCGAACACCTTTACGAGTTCCGCCGAGAGCAGCGGGAACAATACGTTGATAGACGTGACGTGGAAGGATTCCTGGCGGCCAAAAGGTCAGAAGATGAGCAATTATTTGAGGTGGTGAAACACGAATGGTAGCAAAATTTGTGGCAATTACGCCCGGTCCTCTCGGCGTTCCCGAAATGCTCAGGGAAATGCAGCGTGGTCTCGACAATGTAAAAAAGAACATTATTAAGTTGTACGAGGAAACGTCGGAAACATGGGAACACAAACCAAAGTTCTATTGTGTACGACGACCGCGTCGCCTTACAAGGAACACCCTCAATGTTCAAATGCGTTTTGGAACAGATGACCAGGTGTGGAATTGGCTTGACCAGGGAACCAGGCCGCACGCCATTTATCCTAAAAAAGTTGGAGGGACATTAGCTTTTCCGTCGACGTATAGGGCCAAGACAACGCCGAACCGACTTCGATCTAGTGGTGGTGGTTCTAGCGGCCCGACGATTTTTGCAAAGGGAGTGCAGCATCCGGGCACCAAAGCCCGTCGGTGGAGCAAACTTATAGCGTCCCGAGGCCAAGCAATTGTCAAACGTGAAATGGAACAAGCAGTATTCCGTGCACGTGCAGGAAGCGGGTTCGCGATCTGAATGGAGGAATAAATGAAATGATTGATAAAACATTCGATAATATAGAAAAATCGGAGGTGGAAGAGACGAAACCAAAACGAGGAAAAAAAGTCGTTGTGCAAATCATGGATCGACCAAACAAGGACGTCGTGCTGGTTCAGTGGGAAGACAAAGATCGAACGCGACGGGGGTTTCTTCCGACACAAGAAGTCTCCGATAACAAGGTAACCGAATCAGCGCTCAAATGTGCCACACCTTATGGTGAATCGTGGGAGGAATTATTGGAAGAACCAAACGTGACCAAGAAATCAATCGCCGCCGAAATGCGGAAACATGGGATATGGACGAAAGAAGATTTGCTTGCCAATCCCGTCAAAATCCTAAAAATTGCGGCGAGAATAGTTGAGCCGACAATTTACGCCTTGGTTCGGCTTTACACGCGAGGAGGCAATAAATGGCAGAGAAACATGTAACTTCTCAATGGAACACAGTCTGGATTCAGAGAAATGGGCCGAACACCAAACCCGAGTTTTTGACCTGTTACGCGATTCCTACGATCACGGATCCCAAAGGTGCAATCACTCGGACAAAGTGTTTCGATCCGGCGACCAATCAATGGATTACGGTCGGTGATCGAGTTAGTCCACCCGACGATCCGACGTTGAGTCTGGACGGGTTGACGTCTAAAACGGCAGATCTTATAGAGTTGGCCGAGCGGACGGGTTGTCCGTTCGCACTTTATGTCAACTCGTACGAGTGTCCACCGAGGAACGTTTTTCTCGGATTTGACCGTGGGAAAGTAATCGAATATGCCAGGATCGAGACGGAAACGGAAAATGGATTGACAGCCCGTGATGATGCGGTGGACACAACCCTGGGATTTGATCTGAGCGGCGAGAAAATTGAAAAATATTTCTCTTGCACCCTTGACCGACTAACCATCGCCGACACAAATCCTGCACGAGATATAGCGTTTTGCAATCAACTGCAATGCCAAGGGCCATGCGGTGAATACAAACCATTGTGCAATGATGGAATAATCGTTTGCAATGCCGCTGCATTAGGAATAGCGAACGTTTACTACACGCAGGACGGCGGCATAACCTGGACAGTGACAACGGCGCAACCGTTCATCGCAGATGAACACATTGCGTCCGTCGTATGTTTCCCTATCGCCAAAGGTGTGACGCGATGGATCGTGGCGCGTGGAACGACAGACGGTGCAAATGAAGCCGAAGTCGCTTATTCCGACGATCTTGGAGACACGTGGACAACTGTAGAACAGGGAAGCACAGTCGGCGAATATTATCTGCATTCGGGCAGTCTATTCGCGTTGGACATGCAACACATCTGGGCTGCGTCGAACCTGGGGAACATTTATTTTTCCAGTGATGGAGGCGTGACCTGGACAGAACAAACACAACCCAACACAGTTCCGCTGAATTACATTCGCTTTTGCGATTTCAACGTCGGCGTCGCGGTCGGTGGCGCGACTGGCGCAAGCCAAGTCATCCTGACCACGACCGACGGTGGGGCACATTGGACAGAAGGTAGTTTTGCGAACGGAGGTCCCGCGGCGACCGTCATGGCCTATTGCGTCGAGGTCTTAGATAAGAACAGATTTTTTGTTGGGTTTGAGAACGGCGCGCTTTACTACACGCGCGACGGCGGTGCGACTTGGGCAGAGCGGACTGTGGCAACTCCGGCGGGAATGCTCTCCACGGGTGCGATCTACGACATCATGCGTGTGCCTGGGGATGACTTCTGTCTGTGGATTTGTACCCTTTGGGAGGACGGCCAGAGCAATTATTACGGAAGTGTGCAGCGCAGTGTGAATGGCGGATATGATTGGGATGTATGGACGACCGTCGCGCTTGATGACGATTCGTGTGGATTGTACGCCATCTGGGCGTGCTCGTTCAATCAGGCGTTTTCGGTTGGGAACACGGAAACAACCGCGATGGTGGTAGAAGTTAGTGACTAGGAGGCAATAATAATGGCAAAAACAGTCAACAGTTCGTGGAATGTCGTTTGGATTCAGCCGCAAGGGCCGAACACTGAACCGCAATATCTTACATGTTATGCGATTCCAACGATCACGAATCCCCACGGTGCAATTTCACGGACGAAATGTTTTGATCCAGTGTCAAACAAATGGATCATCGCGACCGAACGGACGACCGCGCCCGACGACCCGACGTTGAGTCTAGACGGGTTGACGTCCAAGGCGGCAGACCTCATAGAGTTGGCCGAGCGGACAGGATGCCCGTTCGCGCTTTATGTCAACTCGTATGAATGTCCGCCGAGGAACGTTTTTCTCGGATTCGACCGCGGGAAAGTAGTCGAATACGCCAGGATCGAAACGGAGACAGAAAACGGTCTGACGGCACGTGACGACGCGGTGGACACAACTTTGGGATTTGATCTGAGTGGTGAGAAAATTGAAAAATATTTCTCATTAATTCTCGATCACATCACAATCGCCGAAGCCGCACCCGCTCTTGACGTGGCATTTTGCAATCAGCTGCAATGCCAGGGGCCGTGCGGTGAATACAAGCCGGTATGCAACGAGGGTGTAATCGTCTACGCCAACATCGGAGCCGCCACACCGAACGTGTACTATACGCAAGACGGCGGTGCGACGTGGACAGGTACCGCGACAAACCCGTTTGCCGTGAGCGAAAAAATTTCATCGGTGGTTTGTTTCCCTTGGGATCGATCAACCATTCGTTGGATCGTAGGCCGAGGAACAGCGAGCGCTGGTCCGCTAACCGTTGAGTGGACAGAGGATCAGGGAACTAATTGGAACTCCGTCACGGTTGGATCAAATAATGGAGAATACATACCGCACTCAGGCGGCTTATTCGCCTTGGACAAGGATCACATTTGGGCCTGCACCGATATGGGAAACATCTATTTTTCCAATGACGGAGGTGTCAGTTGGACTGAACAGGTGCAACCAAACACCGATGACCTGAATTATATCAAATTTTGCGACGAAAATAACGGCGTCGCAGTCGGCGGGACGAGTGGCGTGAGCCAAGTCATCCTGACCACGACCGACGGTGGAGCGCACTGGACGGCAGGCAGTTTCGCGAACGGAGGTCCCGCAGCAACCGTCATGGCCTACTGTGTTGAGATTCTCGACAACCAGCGATTTTTCGTCGGATTCGAGGATGGGACGCTTTACTATACACGCGACGGCGGTGTGACTTGGGCGCAACGCACAATCGCGACCCCCGCAGGAGCCACGGCACAAGTGATTTACGACATCATGCGTGTGCCTGGGGATGACTTCTGTCTATGGTTGAGCACACAGGCGACCAAGAGTGGGCCTGAATACTGGGGCACCGTTCAACGTTCAGTGAACGGCGGATACAGTTGGGAACTTTGGGAAACGCAAGTTGCATTTGATGACGGGGCGTACGGGATGAACGCACTTTGGGCCTGTTCGTTCAATCACGCATGGAGCGTTGGCAATATAGCGACCAACGGCACGGTAGTGGAAATTTCGGACTGACAAACAACGGTTTAACCGTTCATAAGATGACGTAAAAATCAAAAAATGTGTGCGCGTACGCGCACAACTAGAAAGGAAGAAGAACAGTGGCAGCGCAAAGAAAAGATCGTTACGTCACAAGCTCGGGTATCGAATTGAAGTTGGTGCCCGTTCGCGACATTCTCGTGGAGAAATACGTCGAAAAGGCTCGGCGTGAATTCATCGCGCAAGGGAAACAGGTAGACCCTCCCGCGTACACCATCACTACGGCCACGGGGGAAGTTGAAGGCCCGTTTCCCTTTACGGAAGAAACCCTCGATGATCCTCAAGATCCCATTCAAACTCGGATAAACCACGCCAAGTGGCAACAATATATCGCTGCTCGCGAGGAATTGGAAGCAGAATTGAATGAGAAGCGATTTGTTGCTTGGATTATGCTTGGCGTGGATTGTGAAGTGCCCGACGATGGGTGGGAGGACAAATATGAACTGTTTGGTGTTGAGGTGCCCGACAATCCCTTGGAACGCAAGGCGTTTTGGCTGATTTATGAGGTTCTCGATCAATATGATCGTGGCATGATCGTTCCTGCATTGCAATTACTCAGCGCTGGACGATTGATAACACAGGAACAGATCGACTTTTTTCGAGAAAATGCTGGCCGTGCGATTGAGAGGGAATCCGCCGCGCTATTTGAAGACGCTCTCAGTTCCCTTCGGGAAATGGGAAGTGAGTCAAAGATTCATGGAATTGAAAACGGCGAAGGCATGGGGAATCAAGACGCCGTCGGAATGGGACAGTTTGTCGGGAGACGACAAAGCAGAAATGTTGGCAATGGAGAACGCACTGGATCGGATGCAGGCGTGGGAAATAGCGAACCCATCTCAGAGGAAACCGAAGGATAACAGTTAATGCAAAAAATCGGCCTCGCGGCGGTCATGGACATGACCAGCTTCACCAAGGGCATGACCGCATACAATAAAGGCTTGGGGATTATGAGCAACAATACGTCCAAAGCGGGTAAGCTCATCTCCACAAGCCTGAAAGTCATCGGAGGAGTGACTGTGGGGGCAGCAACCGCAATCGGCGCGATTGGCGGAGCTGCCATGAAATTGGCCTCCGACGCGCGGGCGATTCCCGGCATCACGGCGGCATTTAACAATTTGGGTGGCAGTATTGAGAGAATGCGAGCGGGATCAGCGGGAATGATCGCCGACGTTGACCTGATGAAAGAATTTAACCGCGCTGCGACGCTCGTTTCGCAAGACTTTGCGCAAAAACTCCCCGACGCCATGCAATACCTCCAACGTGTGAGCGCGGCCACCGGTGATGACATGGGTTACATGCTCAATTCGCTCACGTTGGGAGTGGGTCGCCTGTCGCCGATGATTATCGACAATTTGGGCATCCAGGTCAAATTGTCGGATGCGTACGAGGTGGGGGCCAAGGCGCTCGGCAAGAGCGTCAAAGAAATGACCAAAGCCGAACAGCAGACGGCGCTGATGAATATGGTCATGGCGAAATTGGAAGAGAAATATGGCGCAGTGCCGGGCCTGGCTGGAACCGCCGCGCAGTCATTTGCATCCTTGAACGTTACACTCAAAAACGTAAAAGACGCCATCGGCGTTGCGCTGATTCCTGCAATGAACGAACTCTTGAAACCGCTTAGCGAATTGGCGGGGGTAACAGGAGACAAAGTCGTCGCCTGGGCACAAAAAATAGGGCCGATTTTGGCCAAAACTGTCGCCAACGGCGTCACGACAGCGACCAAAGCTATAAACGCTATCATTAAAACGTTTGATCGATTAACCGAAAAAATTAGTTATGTTATCGGCGTAGCGAAGGCGGGATTTGCCGGTTCCGGCGTTGCGGGTGGAGCGGCAGGATTTCTGGCCGCTCTCGGCATACCGGAAAATATCACAGCTACAATTCATGGCATCTTAACCAAGGTGGAATCGGCAATTCGCACTGGCATTGATAAAATCCGCACGGCGTTGAGCGGAGCGGGTGGCGTCGTTGGTTTTGGCGAGACCATATTCGAGACCTTGAAGGCCAATTTGCCCGCCTCGTTTCGAACTATCATTGAAGAGATTATACCAGAACTTATCGGAACATTGATCGAGCTTCCCAATAGAGTCATCGCCGGTTTTCAGGAAGGTGGCATAAGTGGTGGATTTTCAGCGTTGTTGGAAGGTGTGTTCGACGTCGCCGGTGGCATAAGAAACATCAGACAAGGAATTTTAACTGGATTGCTTGAGATCGGTCAAACTTTGTTGACCAAACTGGGCGAGATGTTTCCCGACCTTCAACCATTCATCGAGACATTCCTACAACCCATCCTTGGCATGGGCCAACGGATATTAACGATTGTCTTTGATTTGCAAGCTCAAATCGGCCCCGCACTCGGACAAATATTCTCCGCTGCGTTGCCCATGCTTCAGACCATAATAGGAAACGTCATGCGCATCATAGAAGCCGCCATTCCCGTGGTGCAGGAATTTGTGGGGTCTGCCATCTCCTCGTTGATCAACGCATTTCAAAATTTGGCCCCCATTGTCGGGCAGGCGTCCACGGTAATAGCCGACCTTGCCGTCCAGGCATTCCCCATTCTAGCGACCATAATAAGTAAAGTGCTTGACTTAATTCCCAATCTGATTCCGATTATTGGTAGTCTCGTTGACATCTTCGGTACGGTTGCGTCCGTGGTGTTGCGTGTTGCGGGAGATGTGTTTCCCAAGGTAATTGACGTCGTCACTAGGGTTGCAGGAATCATCAGTCAACACATGCCCGCGATTCAATCAATCGTCGAGATGGCCATGTCAGCGATTGAAGCAGCTTGGAATGCTGTGTGGCCCGTTGCAAGCATGGTGGTGGACGTCGCAATGAAGACGGTTGAGAATGTCATCAATCAGGTTATACCGGTCATACTCAAAATCGCAAATGATGTTTTCCCGAAAGTTGTTGAAGCCGTACAAAAATTGGGTTCTGTCGTCCGAGAACATTTACCACAGATTCAATCAATTATTGAAACAGCGATGAGCGTGATTAGCACGATCATCGACAGAGCACTTACAATAATCCTGGCCATCTGGAACGCCGTGTGGCCAGTTTTGAGCAATGTGGTAGATGCGGCTCTTGGGGCTATCGGGCCGATAGTGAGTGGCGTCCTAAATACGGTGGAAGGCATTATAAACACGGTCATGTCTGTTATCCAGGGTGACTGGGAGGGAGCGTGGAACGGAATCAAAGACATACTTGAGGGGGTATGGGATATTATTGTATCTGTCATAGAAGGTGCACAAGACCTTATAAAAGCTGCAATTGAAGGCATCATCGGAATGTCAGAAGAGGAACTCCAAGCAGCAGCACAGGGGTGGCTAGAATCCGCCGGGGAATGGATAGAAAATTTAGTCGCCGGTATAGAAAATGGTGCGACTGACATTACAGACAAAATCGAATGGATGATAGACGTAGTAATCATGGAGGTAAAGAAAAAAGCAACCGAATTTATTAAGATTGGTGATGACATCGTGCAAGGTATCGTTAATGGAATCACGGGCGCTATCGGAAGTGTCAAAGCAGCGGCAAAAAAGGTTGCTGATGCCATTCCTACGGGCGTTAAAAAGTTGCTCGGCATTGGGTCTCCTTCAAAGGTCATGGCCCAAGTCGGGTTAGAAACTATGCTTGGCCTCGTGAAGGGCATCGACGCGGGCGAGGCGAAAGTTATGAAGACTGTTTCAAAGGTGGTCAAAGAAGTCATCGGTTCATTTGAACGAATACTCGACCTTCAGGAACGAATGGGTGGGACACCAGGTCAATTGCCAGAAAAAATCGCCGAATGGTTGAGCGGATTCACCACCGTCGTGAGGAAAATCATCGACGCCATCGGGACGTTGAATGACGCTATCGGATATAAGCGAATCAAGGAACTTGACAAGACAGCCACACGTTTTCGGCGGATGATCGAAGCCGTTATGGTGGATTTCACGGCGATTAAAAATGTCGATTTGCCCGACATGGATGCATGGAGCGCGAACATCGTCCGTGTCGGTGTGGCGATGGTGAATGCGTTGACGACGCTCGTAGCAACTACCGGTCAATCGAGTCTCAAACTCGCAGCGCGGTTCGCTGACATCGTGAAAACTATCTTCTCATTCGTGCAGGATGGCGTGGACGTCTTGGCGACCTTGGCTGAATATACACCAGTGCAAAATATCGGGGCGAAGATCGAGAATTTCGTCGCTCGGATGATGGAGGTCATTCCAGCCCTCCGTGATCTGGCTCACGCTTACGACAAAGGGAAAATCGAGTACGCAAATACGATCTTGACGGCGATGAAAGGTGTTACCGACATCGTGAAACCTGGCATCGATGCGATCAAGGCATTGGTCGATTACAACGTGGTCAAAAGTCTGAGTGCAAAGGCGCAGAATTTCAAGGATCGTCTCATGGAAATCGTGAACGTCCTCTCAGAGACGGCAGACGATTGGGCAACCGAGGCGATGCAAGCGGCGGCGGAGTTTTACGACGCGGCGACGAACGTCCTTGGAATTGTGCAACCTGGCATCGAAGCCATCGTGAACCTGACCGAATACGACGAACAGGAATCCCTCCAAGATCGCGTGACCAATTTGCGTAGTCGGCTTATGGAGATTGTAGATACACTGAAAAAGAGTTGGGATGAATTTGACCAAGATGGAGTAAATGCAGCGAAGGTATTTTATGAAGCAACTCAAAATATCGTCAATATCGTCAAACCGGCCATTGATGCCATCATCACTATGGTTAGTTACGAAGTGCAAGAATCAGTAAAAGAACAGGTTGAGAACATGCGCGCGCGACTCATGGAAATCGTAGATGCATTGAAGGAGGGTTGGGAAAATTTCGACACCGAAGGGGTCGAGAGTGCACAGGCATTTTATTCTGCTGCACAAACCATGTTCGGAGTCGTAAAACCGGCCATCGACGCCATTACCGCATTGACCGATTATACGCGAGTGGCGAATTTGGCGCAAAAAGTGACCATGTTCAAACTTGATCTTCACATCATCGTGGACAGCATGGACGAACTTGCCGATCAATTCATCGGACGTGGGTTGCCGGACAGTGCCGAAACCGCGGCGGCTATGCAAACTATCGTCGGAGTCGTGAAACCGGCAATCGACGCGCTGGCGCTTCTAGCCGTGTATCCGAAGCGATCCAGGCTTAACGAGAATATGGAACAGTTCAAGACCGATCTTCACAGTTTGCTCGGCAAGATCAACAAACTCGCTCAGCACTGGGCGACGGTCGGGTTGGGCGCAGCGCAGACGTTCTCCGACTCCGTGACCAAAACATTCGGGTTTATAAAACCGGCCATCGCCTTGCTCGGCGTGCTTGCCAAGTATCCGAAAAAAATCAAATTAAATGTGACGATGGAACGGTTCAAAAAAGACCTGCAAAATTTGCTCTTGAAAATAAACAAGATGGCCAAAAGTTGGCTGGGACAGGGTACGACGGACGCAGAAAATTTCTCTCAGGCCGTGCAAACCATCGTCGAATTCGTGAAACCGGCCCTCGACGCGCTTGACGAGATGGCGAAATACAAGAGCGGCGAACTCGCGGGAGCGATGCAGGATTTCGCCGACGACATATTGGATTTGGTCGATACGATTCAAACCTCTGCGCAGCGCGTGGCGTTGGCTCAATTTGACGCCGGGGTGCTCGCGCAAACGGTCATCACTATTTCACAGGCGATAAGAACTGGTCTGGACGCAACGATTGTAGAAATGAGCAGCGCGGGATTCGATGCGGCGATGTTCCGAAATACTCTCGCCTCAATCGTTGAGGACATTTTGTATTCAATCACAGCGGCCACGACCGCGTTGACTTCGGGAACCGAAATATCTGATTTCACCGATGCGGTAGGCGGGATTGTGACGGGAATTCAAGAAGCGTTCGATGAATTGACGACGCTGGGCAGCGGTGGAATAAGCCAGGCCATGACTGAGTTCGTGAACGCGATCAAACAAGGTCTAACCAACGGACGATTTGCTGTAATTGACGGCATTCAAAAAATCATTGCCGACATGGCCGGACTCAATCATGTATTTTACAACACCGGCTGGCAAGCTGGAAATAATTGGATTTCCGGTTTGATTTCAGGAATGCAAGCTAAAACTGCTGAAATGGAGCGGGTTGCCACTAACCTCGGATCGATAGCGAACGACGCCTTCGCGTCAGCTCCACCGCCGGACGCGCCAGGCAACACGCAATCGCGCAGTGTGGATATGACGACCACACGTCCCCTCGCGGCGGCAACTACCTCGATTTCACGGAGCGTGAGCGTGAATATCGGGAATGTGACGATCAGCAACGGCATGGATCTGGCTGAATTCCGGACGACAATCAGAGATGAAATAATAAACGCACTGGGAGGTGACTGAATGATCATAGAAATTCGGATTACAGTAAAGACGAATGAGGAAAAATTGGTATACGAACCAGAACCGATGAAGATTCGGGATGAGGTAGATGTGCTCAAATCATTGCCCTGGGCCCAGCTCATCCAGGAAAAGATGAACGCCATCGCACGTCATCTTACGGATGGAAAATAACCTATGGCCGGAGCACCGATCCTGAAAATTACCGACGGCACGACGACCGTCAATTTGCTGAATTCCGCCGGAGTAATCCTGCGGGACTGGAATCCGTCGCATCCGGGATTGCGTGAAACCTGGCGTCAATCGCCGTTCTCACATGGACGGAATCTGGTCATGGCACCGTACGATAACATTGTAGATACGTTCAACGTGACCATAACTAGCCTCGGCGGTCAAGACGCGATCATTACTGAGACGCAAGACCTTGACCGATTGCTGACACAGGCGGTCGCGTATTGGAAAACGAATTGGAACGTAAAACAAGTATATTTAGTCGCGCGAGGCCCCGACGAAACAGAGACACGTTACGCCGTGATAAAATCGTATCGGCTTCCCACGGACGGAAATCCGTATTCGCAGTCATTTTACAATTGCATTCGTCGTCCAGGTCACAATGTGTCGCTCATCATCGAACATGGATTGTGGCAGGCGGACGAACCAGGCACGGACACAGGCATCGCCATCGAGACGCTTCAGGAGTGGAACGGACATGATTACGGTCGGGAATATGACAATGGTCTGATTGCCGGAGAACCAGTGGATGAACATTACGTCCAAAATCATCAGGCGTTTGCGAACATAACGCACATTTACTGGTGGTCGAATGCATCCGGTTGGAGTGGCAACCTCATCCAATGGCCGATGCCTGGTGCGCCTTTCGCCCTGTTCGATCCGCTGGGAATCGCCAATGGAGATTTTGTGATATTTGGTATTGATGCCACTGTTGCGGCGAATTCCGGGCCATTTTGGTCACTGATTTTCGACATCTCGACGGCGGCAACTTATAGTTCAGTTGGTGTACCGCCAACGATGGATTGGCAGTATTCGACCGCGGCGGGGCCGACTTACACTTCATTCGGAACGAACATCACAGATGAGACTGAAGGTGATTGTGCCGTCGATCAACCGTTTCGCGTGACCGGTGTCAACGGTGTGTTTTGGGGGACGGAGACGACAAAAACGCCGATCAACTGGATTCCAATCGCCGACGGACCGGCAGCGACCACCGCGTATTGGATACGATGCATCGCCACGGTGCCTGGCGGTGAGACGATTACAGTTCCTTTCCAAAATAATTCGCGCAACGTCTACAGTGTTCGGTGGCCACGGGTGGACATAGCCGGTGATGATGTTGGCGGTGACATTCCCGCCCTCCTTCGCGTGAAAATCCACGGACAAAGCGAATGTGACGAATCGGCGTCACCTTGGGCCGTGGGCCCGCCTAACCGCGTTTTCATGGCTTTACGTTCACTTTCGCGCGGTGAGGATTTTACGCCGTATTTGAATTGGTCGGACTATCAAATACCCGCCGGATATTTAATTTCCGCGATTGGATTAGGCGCATTTGCAACACAAGTCATGTCACCAACAGGCCGAGTTATTACATACAACACCGCTGGTAACCAAGCCGAAGCGCCGTTCGCACGAATGCGTCTATCATACGACCAAGCTATGCAGTATGAAGGCGATTTTCACTGTTACGTGAGATACGCTTCAGAGGGGGGGCTAGTGGGCGGTGGGACGGCAGTAACCCGATTGCGCGTTCAATTCACATCGGGCAGTCCTGGCGGTTCCATCACGTTTTTCACAAAAAAAGTCACACTTTTACCCATTTACGGTCTTAGTTTCGCTGGTGAATACCTTTGGTTTTTAGCCGACATGGGACGGGTGCGGCTCCCTGTGGGAGGAGAGGGTGATCCTAATGATGGTCCGCGGTTGCATATCACTCTGCACGCCGAAAATATCCAAGTTACCGCTCCGGCCACAGTCCTTTTCGACTTTATTGACATAATCCTCATGCCAGTGGATGAATGGGCCGGGGTGTTTGAGGACCCGATGGCAGATTGGATGACCGAAGGTCAACCGATGGCCTACAGTCGTTATTTGCAACCGGAAAGCACCCGACAGGCGAAATATCCGATCCGTGTTCCGCTTCGACGTGAGGATAATGACGTAATCTGGAGCAACTACATCCCCTACACGGCGGGAGAAGCGATCCTCCAAACGAACACTGACCAACGGTTGTGGTTTTTGCACGAACACTCTTATAATCCCGCGACAGACTGGTCACGCACGGCGGCCATCTCTCTCGCTACATCGATCCGCGTTTATCGCGTGCAACGATATTTGTCACAACGAGGAGCACGATGATGGCGAGTCTGTTCCAAACGATGGGTTTGGCGGCAAATCTGTTTCGGCCTAATCCTGCTGAACTTTATGGAGGTGGTGGGACAATATACGATCCAACCGCTGGATTTATCCAGACGCTCACCGACCGAATCACGACGTACAAGCACACGTTGCGGGCCGTCGGCGGATTCTATTCTGCAAAATTGACGTTCGACATGCCGCTGACAGAACTCGAATACTGGTGGGACAACGCACTCGGGGGACATCTTGTCATAACTGACGGAGCAAATGATTGCATTTGGGAGGGATTCGTGGACAAATTCACGTTCCAGATGGGGCCGTATGTCATCTCCCGAGGGCCATTGACCAAAATGAGCAATCGAGTAAAGGTGCTTTATTCGATTGTGGATCACAGCACCACACCTCCGACGGTCGGTGTGCGCACTGTGACGGACAGCGCTTTCCACAATGATTCAATTACGCGATACGGCATTTTCTATCGTGTTTATAGTATTGGTGGAGCGTCAGATGCATTGGCGGACAGGTATCGGGACACGGTAGTTAATGATAACGGAATGCCATTAGTGACGAAAAAAATAGATGTTTCGTCCAATGTCCGCACGCCGAAGATGACTTTCGATTGCACAGGTTACTGGGCGTTCCTCAATTATCCATATAACAGCGACACTACCGGCGAAATCGACGTGTCCGACAAACTCTTGGACGTATTCGACGTCGAACCAAACAACCTGTTTTATCATTCCGCGATCTTATGGTATCGGGATATTGAAACCAACGGACTTCAGGTCGCCGCATTCGATAATGATTACCGATCGGGTTGGACGGTAGTGAAAGAGCTTTTGTCTCTCGGGGATGCATCATACAATCGGTACATCCTCCAAATCGGTCCCAATCGTCACATCACGTATCGCGCGGCCCCGACCGATCCCGAATACCGCATGGCGTTATTTGACCCGTCGCAGCGGGTTACAACTTGGGACGGTAATACAGTTTTGCCGTGGAATGTGCAACCAGGAAAATGGATTCTTTTTACTGATTTTTTGATCGGCCACGAGTTCAACGTCGGTGGCAATTTGCGAGACGATCCTCGGGCCGAATTCATCGAACAGGTGGATTTCACCGCTCCTTCAAGACTATCGCTGAAAGGCGGGACTGTGAATAACATGGATCAAGCGTTCGCGCAAATTGGGTTGGGGGTAGGTTGATGCCGCAACAATTACACAACGACCAACGGGCGACGCTTCTTATTCCTGACGTGACGATGAACGGCGCACAATACCTCCACGAACCGATCGGGGATTTTGGCGTGTGGAATGGCCAATTCGAGACGCCGGAAGGGAGCGGTTCTCCCGCGGGTTGGCCCGAGGGGTGGGAAATCACGCTTTACGATCCGGACAGCACGGTTACCCGCGTTACGGGCGGCGTGGCAGGCAAATGGTGCATGAAAGGCGGTCATCCCGGACCCGGAGCGCAACGGGGCGGATACATTCACACCAATCGTTATTTCATGGTGGATGAGAATCGAGATTATTACATCAGCGCTGCATTCAAAGGATCGTCAGTCAATTCCCAGGTTTATCTGGGGGCACGCTGTTACGACGCGAACAAAGTTCTTCTAGCTGACACATATCCTGTCTCAGGTCTCCGACCAGGCGTGAATTGGGTTCGTTATCAGCGACGCATCGGGCCTAACGGTGATTCGGCGTGGCCCGCAGGGACGCGCTACGCTCGCCCAATAGCGATTTTGCAATACGATAACACATTGATCAATGATTACGCCTACGTTGATGATATTCAATTCCAACAACAAAAGATGACCTACAGTCCGTTGATTCATCTAGTCAATTACCGAACGTATGTAGGTTCAACACAAAATTTTACACTTCAGGCATTTACACTTTACAATGGCAGCGCGATCACACTCACATTGGAAGAACCGGGGTACATCTGGTTCTGGTATACGTTCTACACACTCAATCAAACAGCGGCACGTACAGTGTCAATTTATGTTCGACCATATCTTGACGCAGGAGCCCACAATCCGGTTATTTTCGTCTGTTCACCAGGTATCAATTATACCATGCCTGTCGCCATTTTCGGTCGCACGCCAGCGCTCGCGGCGGGGGCACACACGGTCGATCTGCGAGTGAATGTCGTCAACGCCGGTGACACGGTGCAATGCGACAATCTGCTCGTCATGGGATTCTATACGAGGGAAAATTGACATTCATGGCTGATTTTGCCTACGGTCGCGTGTACGTCATCGAAAAAAACACCGGAAAGAATTTGGAAGGTGTCCTCGTTCGGTGGCGATTGGGTGACATAACGAAAGAGAGGATAACTGGCGCAGACGGTGTGATGCTTTACATGGTCGAGAACAGAGAATACGTCGTCACGGTCGTGCCGCCCGAAGGCTGGCATTGCGTGGGCGACTGTTCCGTGACGGGGACACATCTCATGCTCCCGCTGACCGTAGTTTTGGAGACAGATGACGTACCACCGAGGCCGGAACCGCCGGACGGTTTTCTCCAATTCTCCGACGCCGAAGCGAAAAAGGTCGTCCTGGAGGCATGGAGGCGGGTCGGGGAAGGGCTGGGTCAATTCGATCCCGAAAATGACACGACGCTTAGGTTCGGGATGCAGAGCTCACTCCTCGGCGCGCCGTTGACGTCGAGGTTCACGGTGAAGGGCGACAGGGATCAGGATTTGATGTGTCGAGGTTTTTCAGGTGGCATTTACGTGGAGTCGTCAGAATTTGGATCATTCGGCGTTGTACATTGGGATTCGGGACAAAACTATGAACCAATTGACGAGGGACGATAACGTGTCAGCTCCGCCAAACGGTGAAAAATTATTGGAATTAATTTTACATGAATTGCATGATTTGCGGAAACAAGTCACGCAAACCTCCGCCGACATGGCTGTTTTATGTCAACAAGTGAAAGACCGGAGCCTTGGTTGTCCATTTCGCGAAGAAATTGCAGAATCAAAGCGCGTGTCGGATCGATTTACACAATTTGAGGATGATTACATCAAGTGGCGATTGGAAATTGCCAACGAAGCCCGAAGCGAAGGGGGGCGAGCTGGAGCGAAAGCCGGCGGCATATTCGCCATCGCTATGGGGCTAGTGGGCATCGCATACGAGTTGGTGAAAATGCTAAATTAGGAGGTGTAAACATGACACTAACTCAAAGTTTGATTTGGATCATCGAGGGTGGTGGCGCAGGCGTTCTAGCGTCACGTTGTATCGAGTGGTGGGACTGGGCGGCGGATTTACCGCCTGATAAAAAGAATTTCGTCGCCTGGGCCATCTGCGCGGCGTTCGGACTAGCGGCTTTTTTCATTCTTGGCTGGCTGGGCACGTGGGTTGGAGGTCTCGACGCCATGCCGAGCACGGCGCAAGAGTGGGCGTCGGCGCTTTTCAACGTGGTCGTTTCGTCGATCATGGCCGGAAATGCGACGCACGCCGTGACGGTGCTCGCGAAGAAAAGCTGAAGGTCTGATCGCCATCTTCCTCCTTTCCGGCGCTCGTTCTGTGGTTCTCGCTTTCGCACCACGGGGCGAGCGCCGTTTCCCAAATTCAAATTATGCACGGACGGACGAAAACACATACGTAATCTATTGTGTATTACAGTTTGTTGTAATACACATAATTCAATTCTGCATAGTGCATAATCATATATACGAAATTTTTTTAAAAATGACGTTTTTTTCAAAAAACGTCATTTTTCTCGTTTATGCATTATGCACAATGTGAGAAAAAGAGCAAAACACAGAGGCTTTTTTATCGTTAATTACAATCTGCTGTGATATTTTTATTTTATTTCTGCATAATAGAATGCATAATCCTGCATAATTCAAATTATGCAAAAAAAAAACCGCTCCGCGTTGTGTGCAATTAAAGTCCGCAGATTCTTTACTTTACCTCTTGAGAATATCAATTTTACATATTGTGAGAATTTTAAAAAATTCTCATATTATGTAACGCAAAATGCGTTTTTTCGCTTGACATTCAATGTAAATTCTGCTATAATATTCCTGAAAATGAGAGATGAAGGAGGGATTGAAATGAAATTCCAAAAAGGACAAAGAGTTCGCTGGAATGAGAGCTGGGGGGTGTGGAGGGACGCCACGATTTTAGAAACCAAATTGGAATACGCCAAAGAGGTTTATAAAATCAAGGACGACCGTGGGAGTGTCTGTTGGATTGAGGAGGGTTTTTTAGCAAAGAAACCAGAGAGAAAAGAGAAATTATACAAAAGCGCGACGAGAGAGGACGTCGCGAAGGACATCATCGACTCAGCGATGGTGTCCGGGAAACATTTAACCAATGCTGTCGTAGCTAAATGGGCACGGCAGGACGGAATCCGCAATCAAGAAGACATTGAATGGATAGTTGAAAAAGTCCGGAAAATTATCAACTGGGACAACTAGCACGCGAAACCGAGGTTTTCAACCTCGGTCGTCGGGAAAGCGGCCCGACCTGATGAGCGAATTGGTCACCGTATTCGATGAAATTCCTGTATCATTGGACGAAGCGTATAGGGAATTTTAGGCGGCAAACCAAAATTAATCGGAAAGGAGCGAAATGAGACAAAGACCCTTATTCAAGGGCAAAATTTATAGGGGGTGGACGATTCGTTACCCGCAGGGAAACGAACCGAACTACCTGGTGAGCAATTTGAGTGAGCCGGATACCCTCAAGCGTTTCCGACACATCGGGGACGCTGAGAGGTGGATCGACCGAAAGGTGGCTAAATGGATGTGATAAAATTGCAACGATTGATCGACGACGCACGTCACGGCTGATGTATAACGATCCTTAGGGAGAGCGAGCAATCGCTCTCCTGAGGATCGTTTTTAATTGGTTTTGAGGCCGGATAAGTTAAAAGGAGAGAGTATGGGACAAGGATCACTTGTGTATGACGGAAAAAAATATTATTCATTGGAGGATGCCGCGAGGTTCTGCGGTTTGTCCGTCCGTGCGTTTCAAGCATACCTTTATCAGCGTCGGTTGATAAAGGCGGACAAAAAGATCGGCGGACGATTGTGGTTCTCAAGAGAGACGTTGATCGATTTTTGCAATCGTCTCGCCGTTTACCTTTGTCGGATGACGCCGGACGGGGTGGGGTTATTTACGACGACAGAGGCGGCGGGGATGCTCGTCGTCTCTCGTCAAACGATCCACAATTGGGTCAAAACTGGCCGACTAGTGCCGGATGTGCGGCGCGGTCGGCGAATATTTTTCACCTTGGACACAATTCAGGAGGCACGAAAACAAAGATGAACGAAAAAAGAAATGAGGTTCCGACGCGAAGACTGACTGCGGTAGGTTTCATTGCATGGATAGTATTCGCGATATTGGCCGGTGTGACCGTCGCCACAGCTATACGAGTCGGCATTGAAGCGACTTGGCAACGAGTCGCGTTGATCGCCGTGGAATCGTTGGCGACCTCGACTATGGCTCGCATCGCCCTGGATGGGATGGAGTAGAATGAATGAGGAAAGAAATGCGATGTTACAGGCCAAAATCGAGGAATTGAGAAAATCCCTCGCGTTCGCGCGGGAATCGGGCAAAGCTTGGTATAATAGCTATTGTGTCGTCCTGGAACAACGGCAAGCTGTGACGAAAGAATTGGAAGACACAAAAAAGGCCCTCGCACTTGCGCGAGAATCGGCTAAGACTTGGTGCGCCAAGTATTACGCGCTGTTGACCGGCGAGGATGAGGCGGACTATGACTAATGTGCGGGCGGTCGATCAAGGTGATAGGATTTATGTCTATTCGCCATACTCGGCGAAGGATAGATGCAAATCCATCCCTGGTGCGCGGTGGGACAGAGTTTCCCGCGCGTGGACGTATCCGTTGACCGTTCACAGTCTGCGCAATATCCGCGACGAATTCGGTCTTGAAGCGTTGGACGAACGGTTGCGGGCGAAATTGGCCAAATTGGAGGGTGGTGGTTCACCGATTGAGGTGAACCTCAAAAATCCCCTTTGGGAACACCAAAGGGACGCCGTCATGTTCGTCAAAGATCTTGACGGCGCGATGTTGGCGATGGATATGGGCACGGGAAAGACGCTCGTGGCCATTGCACTCATGGACGGTTGGAATTCGCGCCGTGTCGCCGTGATCTGTCCGAAATCGGTCATTCCTGTGTGGCCCTCGGAGGTGGAGAAACATTCACGCCATGAATGGAAAGTCTCCGCCGAAACACGTGGTTCCGTCGCTAAACGTGCGAAAGCGGCGGCAAGAACGCTTTACGTTGCTGAACGCACAGGGCAACGGGCGATGATCGTAGTCAACTACGAGGCGTGTTTCCGCAACGACATGGCGAATTTCCTGCTTGGGCGAAAGTGGGATGTGCTTGTATATGATGAGGTGCACCACATTAAATCACCGAGTGGCAAGCAATCCCGTTTTTGTGCCAAGCTGTCGAAAATGGCTAAAAAGCGTCTAGGACTTACCGGCACACCGATGCCCCACAGTCCGCTGGACATTTACGGTCAAGCGCGGGCCATCGATCCGTCGGTGTTCGGGACGTATTTCACGTCGTTCCGCGCCAGATACGCTGTGATGGGCGGTTACGGTGGACATGAGATTCTGCGTTACCAGAATCTGGACGACCTGAACCGGCGATTTTATTCATTCGCCTTTCGGGTCAGGAAAGAAGATGTGCTTGATTTGCCTCCAACAACGGCGACAACTCGTTATTGTACACTCAGTAAAGAGGAGGCACGAGTGTACATCGGATTGGAAGACGACTTCTACGCTTGGCTTGATGCAGGTGAGGAAGTCACCATTTCCAATGCGCTGGTCAAGTTGTTGCGGTTGCAACAATGTACGTCAGGTTATGTCAACTCGGACAACGGCGAGATGGTGCGTCTGGGAACGTCGAAATTGGACGCCTTTTCGGGATGGTTGGAGGATTTGCCGTTGCGGGAGCCTTTAGTTGTGTTCTGTCGGTTCGTGGCTGACGTGGAAGCCGCGGCGGAGCGGTGTGTCGAATCAGGACGGACAGTTTCGCGACTGTATGGCAAAATGCATGAGTTGGAGGACTGGCAAAGAGGAAAAACTGATGTGTTGGTTACACAAGTCCAAAGCGGTTCAGAAGGTGTCGATCTGAGCCGTGCGTGTCAAGCCGCGTACCTCTCGGTCGGGTTTTCGCTCGGTCGATATGAACAAAGCTTGGCGCGATTGGACAGGCCGGGCCAAACACGGTCGGTGACGTATACGCATTTCGTCGCCGAGAACACTGTGGATTGCAAAGTTCTCGCGGCGTTGGCGAAGCGCAAGGCCGTGATACAATCAATCATCGGTAAATGATGATTTTGTGATAATGTGTAACGTATACTAGAATATAAAACGAGGTGAGGAACACATGGAACAGGAATTGGACGCTGTCACTAGATTCGTAGAACTTGAGCGGCAAAAACGCGAATTGAAGGCGAAAATGGATGAATTGAATCGTCAGATCGCGAAGACGAAAGAGGATGTCCTCAATGTCTTTGAGCGAACGGGCCTTCAGTCCGTGTCCGTAGAGGACATGACGGTGTACGTCGCCCATCTTGTTGGCGCGAAATTGCGTGTCACGAAAGATGAGGCGTTGCCAGTGGTGCGGGAATGGGCACCGGATTTGGTTCAAACAAGTTTCAATATGAACCGAATCTCGGCGCTCATTAGGGAGATTCATAGACAGGAAGGAGGCAGGAGTCTGGAAGAACTCAAGCGGGCATTGCCCGCGAAAGTTTTGGACTGTTTTGATGTTCAAGACTGGTTCGACGTGAGAGCGGTAAAACGCTCGTAAAGGCGAATGACCAACGCACAAAAACGAAAGGCAAAAAAGAAATGGAAAATGAAAATGTGGCAGTCGTAAAATTGGAAGATGCCCCCGCGGAGAGTGTGGAAATTTTCCGCGAATATGGGCTGATCGTTTCAGAAGAAGACCGGATGGTCTATGATGCGAACATCCGTGGTCAAGATGTGTCCAGGTTCGACTTGGATTCGATTCATGTACCTTTAGCCGGTTCCGAGTTCTGGCAAATGCCGGATGGGACGCCGGTCAAATCATTCCGAGCCGTCATCCTGGGCTTTCGTGATTTTCGGAAGTGGTATAAAGACCGATACCAACCAGGTCAAGACGCGCGACCGCCGGATTGTGTGTCTGAGGACTTGATTACCGGCGTGGGCGATCCTGGCGGCCAATGCGCCGTCTGTCCCCACAACCAGTGGGGAACGGCCATCGGGCCTGACGGCGATTTGACGCGAGGGAAAGCGTGTGGTCAATATCGCACACTGTTCCTGTCCTTGCCAGGACATTTGCTCCCCGTCCGGTTGATCGCACCGCCGACGAGCCTGAAATCCATTCGCCGTTATTTTCTGGCGGGATTGAAGGCCCCGTACTATGCCGCGATCACGGAATTCGGGCTGGTTCGGGCCGATCCGGTTTGTGTCATCGCACCGACATTCGTCCAGGCGATTCCCAACGAACCCAGGGGCGTTTGGACGGAACTCGGGATGTACGCTGCGCAAATAATGGACATGTTCAACCGGACGACTTAAATCTTTCCAGGCGGACGGCGAAAGCCGTCCGCCTGGATTCAGAGGAATGGGAATGCAATGTGAGCGCATCTGAAGAGGGTACGAGACATGATTGACAATTTAACTGTAAATTCCGATTCTATTGACGAAATGTAACATGTCCGACATAGACAAATTTCTTACGTTGCTGTTCGAGTTCAAGGCCGACGATCATTACATCCTCATCTGGACGCTGCGCGATCACAGAAGTGCGTGGTTCGCCGACCTGAACCGTGCAATTCGGTTCGTGGAGGAGAAACAAGATCAGGATGTTTACGTCGGCGTGGGATTGGCGGGATCCGACCTGGGACGCATGAACCGAGCTGCGGAGAACCAGATAGTTGCACTGACCGGATTCTGTGTAGACGCAGATTACGCTAATGGTGTCCACAAGAAGTCGAATCTGCCGCCAGAGACAAACGCTTTGCAAATGTTGCGCGAAATGCCTCTTCCTCCCACCGTGATAACATCTACAGGCCACGGGTATCACGGTTGGTGGCTTTTCAAGGAACCGTGGGCCATCGAAACGGCGGAGGAACAGGCGGAATTGAAGTGGCTTTCCTGGGCCTGGGGGAAAATCTATAGGGACAAGGCAGAAGCGCAAGGGTGGACGGCGGACAGTGTGTTCGATCTAGCGCGCGTGATGCGCGTTCCAGGAACGATGAACTGCAAGGAAGCCACCCATGTGCGCGCGACCATCGTGGAAACGAACGACTGGCGCGCGGGTGATCTGGATGCATTTTATGAGTTCTTACCAGAACCTGATCCGTCGTTTTTGTTGCCTGCAACCGAGATCGCCAAAACGGTCGGTAATGGATTGACGCTTTCGCCCGACGCCGAACCTCCAGCGGAAAAACTCCAAATTCTTTTGGCGAACGATCCCAAGTTTGCCAAAACACACGCTAGGAAACGGCGAGACCTCAGTGATGATTCGCCATCGGGTTACGACATGAGTTTGGCTTGGTACGCCTGTATGGCGGATTGGACGGATCAAGAGATCGCCGATCTGCTCATTTCCTGCCGAAGGGCGGCGGGCGACGACCTGAAGTTGCGCACGGATTATTATGCGCGCACCATAGCTAATGCACGAGAATCAGTCGCCAAGTTCACAGCCATCGACAACCTGCCGACGCTGGAGCCGGGGGATTCGTCATTCAAGGAACAAATACGAGACATCCTCGGGCGCGACATTGAACGCATCATCAAATACAAAACGCCTCGTGGCGGACGGTATTACATTCAGATCGGAAACGAGCGGCATTTGCTCGGCGGGATTTCGACTTTGTACGAACGGCGTCCGTTCTCACACGTCTGGGCTGACATAACGGGGCAAAGGCTTCCCGCTATGGACAAATCCAAGTGGGCGAGATTGAGTCAACTGTTGCTCGCCTTCTGCGCCCAGGGGGAGGAGGTCGATTTGGGGGCGGAGAGTTCGGAGATTGGACAGGTGACAGAATGGCTGGACGACTATTTGCGCAGCCACGAACCGGAGATGGAAAAAGACCGGATAAATGACGCCGTCGCGCGGGGGGAACCGGTGGTCATAAACGGTCATGTATGTATCTATTTGCGGTCATTCAAAACGTGGTTGAAGACGATCCTGATGGTGAAATTGGACGAGACGATGGTGAGCGTCGCCATCCGCGCTATGGGCGGTGAGTCCGTGCCGGTCTATTATCGACCTAAAGGCAAAAGTCGCACATCGCGCGGGTATTGGCAATTGCCAGAACGCTTTGCAATCGAGGAACTAGAACCATTGGCGGAAAATGCATAACGTGACAAATGTCGCGTTTGTGGAAGCCGTTGGGAGGTTGACGTGGCACAGGAATATCGCGTATATGGGCCCCCAGGATGTGGAAAGACGACCTGGATCAAAAATCAGATCGAACGAGCGGTCAAAATATACGAGCCAGAGGACATCATCGTAACATCGTTCACCAAAGCCGCTGCTGTGGAGGTGGCAGGACGTGATCTGCCCATTCCGGACGAAAATATTGGAACTCTTCATGCGCTGTGTTACCGTGCACTTGGTCGTCCGACCATCGCGGAGACGCGAATTTCGGAGTGGAATGAGCGGGCGAGTGGAGACAATCGGTTGACGGGTGGCAAAATTGACCTGGACGAACCCGCGACCGAGGCCGTTTTTGGGTCGTGGGGAGATGAGATGCTGAATGCATACAATGTCCTCCGCGCCAGAATGATCCCAAGGGAACGTTGGCCAGAAACCGTCCTTCGGTGGGCTGATGAGTGGGAGGAATGGAAAGCCGAAGGTGCGTATGTCGACTTCGGGGACATGATTCGTTTGGGATACGAGGAAATGGATGAAGCCCCAGGTAATCCCAAAGTAATTTTCGCCGATGAGGTGCAGGACATGAATGTGTTAGAACTTGCACTCCTGCGAAAGTGGGGCGAACGGTGTCAAACGTTCGTCCTCGTTGGCGACGAGGATCAAAGCATTTATAAATTTCGTGGTGTTCAATCAGATGCATTTCTCGATCCGGTGTTGTCCGCCGAAAACCAACGCACACTTTCACAGTCGTACCGTGTGCCGCGTGCAGTTTATGACGTCTCACAACGATGGATCAGACGAGTTCGACGGCGGCAGAAAAAAGATTATCAGCCTCGTGACGTCGACGGAAATGTCACATATGGTGTGGGATTCCGTTGGCGCGATCCGAACGATTTGATACAAGCGATATTGGCGGACATCGAGCGAGAAAAAAGGATTATGTTACTGGCGTCATGCAGCTACATGCTGAAACCAACGATCAAACTGCTTCGCGAACAAGGTATTCCATTCTGGAACCCGTACCGTCGCAAACGCGGCGACTGGAATCCATTACGTTATGTCAACAAGGGCGTTTCATCATGTGACCGGCTCATGGCTTTTCTACGCCCCGACAGTGACGTATGGGGGCCAGCGGCCCGCAGTTGGACTTACAGCGATGTGCGGGATTTTGTCAAAGTCCTCAGGTCGGATTGCGGTCTGAAACGCGGGGCGAAAAAGAAATTGGATGATTTGCCCGCTGACCACAGACACAAAGAAGCTAATTTGGTATGGCTTTTGGAAAACGTGTTTGAGGAACGGGCGATGGATCGAGCGTTTGAGCTGGATGTACAGTGGTTCGAGGACTCGTTGCTGAAGAGCAAACGGCGTGTTATGGAATTTCCCCTGCGGGTCTACGAATCCCAAGGGGGAAAAGGTTTGACGGACGCGCCAAAATTGATCATCGGCACGATTCACAGCGTGAAGGGAGGTGAGGCGGATGCGGTTTATCTGTTCCCCGATCTGAGCAAAGCGGGTTGGGGGGAATGGGCGGAGACGGATCCCGATGCAGTAGTCCGACAGTTTTATGTCGGCATGACGCGAGCGAAAGAAACGTTGACGATTTGTCAATCATCAAGCGGTTATTGTGTGCCGCTAGAAGGAGAAATATGAAGTGGCGAGATTTTGTGAAGACATGCCGCGGTGAACGGTCGAAAACACAACCGGTCGAGGTAATCATCAAAATTCTGGTGGCGGTTGTGTGGGACATGGTGCTGGACATAGAGAATTTAAAGAAAAGGATCGAATACCTGGAAGGAACAGCGGGAAATGTGAGATGAAAAAATGTAACCCCGTGACGCCATCGGAAATCGTGGCGTTTTATCGGAAAACGCGCAGTATAAAATCCACCGCGAGATTGCTTCACATCAGCGAACGAACGGCGAAAAAGGTCTTGGTTGACGCGGGTATTGTGCCCGAGAGAATGCGCGCTAGTCCCACGCGAAGTCGCGACTGGGACGCGATTATTCCTGCAATCGTTGCGCTGCACGACAAGGGATTTTCACAAGCCAAAATTGCCGCAACGTTGCATTACAGCAAAAACACTGTGCGAAAGGCGCTTATGCGCGCAGGCAGAATTGGCAAGATCAAATGTCACGATAAGGAGGAAAAACGATGTAAAACATGTAATATCATTTTGCGGTTCAGCGGTGATGAACTTCATCCCAACGACGATCCAAAGGAAACCGATGAGTGCTGGGCGTGCAAAGAACGAGCGAAAAGGATAATGCGTCTAGGAAGAAAAGGAGAAAAAAATGACAATCGAATTTGACAAACTGGAACCGGCAATACAGGATGTTGCAATTGCGTCACGACGACTCATCCGACAGGCGTTGACGGACGGATATTTGTGTGGTGTCAAGGATGCTGAACTGTTCGGCGTCCGGGCTGCAAGGCGGCATTGGGAAGGTGCATTAACAGAATGGTTAATGACGGACGCGCCAAATCCGATGCCGAGGATCACCGTCAAAACGAATCCTACCTCCTCTCAAACGGGACATGATGGGATTTGCTCTGATCCGGCGGAGGGATAATGGACTTTGATGAATATCAAAAAAGCGCGATGCGCACCAAGGGATGGTTTCCCCAGGAGGTGGAGCAAATGTTGGCTGCTGGACTTGGCATAGCCGGTGAGGCTGGGGAAATCGTCGACGAATTGAAAAAGATATTTTTTCATGGTCGCGCACTTGATAAAAATAGACTTATCGAGGAGATGGGTGATGAGTTGTGGTATCTTGCACTTTTGTGTGACGCGCTAGACATTTCTATGGATGAACTAGCAACGTACAATATTACCAAGCTAGAGAAACGCTATCCCGACGGTTTTTGTCCAGAACGGAGGAGGGATTATGGCCAAATGGATAAAAGTCGAGGATTCATTGCCGGATTTTCTCGAACCAATATGGATTTATCCAGCATGGGATAATGAGGTGGTTCGCGGGTATCTATCGTACGAATACAAAAAAATATATCTTTGGCTGCCGAGGAGCTAAAATGAATTGGAGAGGACGGCATGAAATTTTGGGTCAACTACGGAGACGGCAAGGGGTGGCGAGAGATGTCGCAAAGAGACGTGAGGAGGGTGCTTGCGCGTCACTTCGACAACCCGGACGATATCTTGTCAGAACTGAGGACGGGGCAGGTATGGACATCTCTCCCTTTATGTCTTCTATATCAGATGGCATATCTGATACAGATGACCCAGAGAAGCGAGGCCCTGCCATCGTGAAGTTGCGGTTCGACGTGCCTGAAAACTGAGAAAGGAGATTCATGTGGAAGGATTCCGTTTTTATTGGACGATTTGTTGGTGGCACTGGGGACTCGGATTTTACGCGGCCAAGATACCCACGACTTTTCCGTACGTGTCCTTTTCCGTCCAGGTGGGACCGTTGATCGTGGGAGTGTGGTATGCGGCTGAAAAAACGGAGGGAGCACCATGACCGAAACCAAGAAGTTGAGCAAGCAACGGGCAGCGTTTGAACGCGGGAAAGACGTCGGAGGCAAAATCGGCGCGGGCGCGGCCACCGGCGTGGGCGTCGCGTTCGGCGCGGTAAGTGAATTCAAAAGGAGGTTAGATGATAGATTTGGGGCGGGAAAAGTTTGCGCGGCGTTGGTCGGCTTGGCAATTGCAATCACTCTCGTTGTCACTCCAACTCCCGCGACGGGTGATAGTGAGAAAACAGTACAAACCGCCGAAGAACACGCGACCACGGAATCAACGGCCAGAGGCGTTGCTCCCGTTGGCGCGGCGGAAGCTTCGATGGCAGTAGCCGTTCATGCGGAGTCGTCGGAATCCAGTCCGCCAAATCAAAAGAACATCTCGCAGTTGGCCGACGTGCCGTATGGCGAGATTATCTTGCGTGAGGCGATTCGTGTGGACATCCCCTGGCAGATCATTGCCGCCGTTATCCAACAGGAATCGGCGTTCAATCCCAAAGCGGTTTCGCGTGACGGCCACTTCTCACGCGGGTTGGGCCAATTCCTGCGCGGGACTTGGGCCGAAGTGACGAGAGGGAAGGGATGGACGTGGGATGATGCTTTTGTACCGGACAAAAACATCTGGGCGACGGCGCAATATCTGGACTATGTGCGCAAAAAGGTGGCGAAACCAGGAATGACCGAAGCGGATATAGTGTACGCAATGGTGGTCGCGTACAACTGGGGGCCAGGTAATGTGCTTAAATACGGTCGAGACGCAGCCCCAACGGCCACACGAAGGTACGCTTACAACGTATGCAAAGCAGCGGGGTACGTGAAATGAAAATCTTGGATTTTGATTTGATGAATATCAGAGAAAAGGAGAACTCAGATGAACGTTGAATTGATCGTTTCGTTGAAAGACGCAAACACGGACGAGCCGATCCAAACGCCGGACGCCAAGATCGATGTGTTGGCTTTGATCGGCTGGCGGTGGAGACCGCTGGATGTAAAAATGAGATTCGTGCCCGAGCACATGCCGGACGCGAAAGACGCGCATTGGCGGGGTACCATCACTGACCTCGTGGAGGGAACGGCAATCGCCGTAATCGCTGAGGTGCCAGGCCAATATGCAAAGTGGATTTCCCTATCGCCGACGTTGACGACCAGGGAATATCAGGCTGTGATGAGTTTGCAGCGATTGACGTTACCCGCGATTGTCAACCCGCAAATCACGGTCAACTATCGTCACACAACTATGTCGTTGCCGGAGATCGTGAAACAATTGCGGTCGCGCGGTTACCGGAATGAAACTGGGAACTTGGAAACAGACGTCGCGTTCCGAGCATTGGAATTCCTGACCGGAATGGAGCGACATGACCGAGGGGGTGATGATGAATGAAGAACGACTTATGAAAATATCAGCGAGGCGTGCAAAGCTCAAAGCGGAGGCTGAGAATGCAAAGCTGCGATTGCAATTTTATGACGCTTTCGGATGTGTGCCGGATATAGTCAACGGAACTGAGGGAGAGGCGCGGGTTGGTACAATCGTCTTCACCCGAAATTTGCGCATAGCCGGAAACCTCAGTTGGACTGCAAAATGGCGATGCACGCGATGTGGCGAATCGGTGGTCGGAAACATATCCGGATTGGCGACGTTGGACAAGTATTTTTGCGCCATTGACAAACATAAAGAGTTTTGTGGAGGAAAGTTTTAATGAGCAAAAAATTGCCGCCGACGAAATTCATTCGCTGTTCCCATATCGCCGCGTGGGAAGCGGAAGATACTAATGACGGGTTTCGGTTCTGGATCAATGATGAAACCGTGCTTGTGCTTTGTGACCGATGTGTAGAACGACTGCGCGGTGTCATTCTGGCTGATCTGTATCGCGAAGGCGTCGCTCTTTGGGCCAAGCGGGGATGGGATCGCGGATGGGGCAAACGAGGATGATTTCAGAAAAGCGAATCTGCGGGAAAATCCTGAAGTGGTTGAATGCACAACCGGAAACGCGAGCCATAAAGATCCACGGCGACCAGTATTTGATCAATGAACCAGACATTATCGGATGCCGCGACGGTCGTTTTTTCGCCATCGAGGTGAAACGGCCTGGGAAAGCCACACGGGTGGGCCAAAAGGCCATTCATCGACTGTGGCGTAGAGCCGGAGGGAATGTGATCGTGGCGACGAGCCTGACCGAAGCCCAGAATTGGTGGGCTGAATGGATTGCGGAAGAGTAACGGAAACGATTTACCAGAAGTTTTCGGAACAGAATGCGCGGAAAAATCAATCCGCGCATTTCGTTTTTTATAAAGAATACAGATTTTTAACTTTTGCTATCAAAAATGTCTATTTTGCAACTATGACAAAATGTCAAAAATATCTGTCTTGCAACTATGACAAAATGTCAGGAAATGTCAAAAAATGTCGGATTTGCCCTTTGCGGCGAATTCCCGAGTGTCAAAAATTTGTCAAAGATTTCCTTGTTTTTTCTCTTGACATTCAATGTAAGTTCTGCTATAATATTTTCGAGAATGAGAGATGAAGGAGGGATTGAAATGAAATTTCGAAAGGTTTTGTGGCAGGGTAATCGTCCGGTTCGCGGGTACGTCCGTGAGGACTTGCCCGAATCGATTGAAAAGACCCTTCATCGACTTGCAATCGAGTTGACGGAGATGGATGAATACGGTGTTTCGCTCGCTTGGGAAGCCTTCGTTCACCACGACGACTTTGCGTGGACGGTCGGACGATTTGAGCGAATATCGTTTACTAGCCACGAACCCGTTGGGGAACTAAATATTGACGGGTACAAATTCGAAGTCTGGGCCGTGAAGGACACAGAAGTTTGGCATCGACCTATAGTAGATGCCTGGATAAAGTTTGTTGGATGAAAGGAGAGAAATGGGATTTGGAGTTAGGAGTCGGCGGGTTCCTTGGGACGAGAGGGGACGGGGGATCACCCGTTACCTCCAAATGCGCGGGCATCAATTGAGGGAGAGGGATGTTTGTGGACAGCTCGTCCGAGATATTCCGGTGAATTTGTCGCTGGGAGAATTGACGAATATTGCAATGATCCTCGACCTGAACGATGCGTACGAGGCGGTTATAGACGCCGAAGACCTCTCGTTCGCTATCCGTACGTTTCCTCAAAAGTACGGATTAACGACGGAGGACGCGAAGTTGATCGCTCGCTTTGCAGAATTGAATTGGATGTTTTAATCGCTGAGGAACGGATTTCCCCGTTCCTCCAAGTCTCTCTCCCGTAGAGAGACTTGGAGGGATCGAGAAACACAGAAAGGAGAGAATGATGGGATTCAGAATCAGAAGCCGGTGGATTCCAAAGTCGGAGAAAGGGCGAAAGGTTGCTCGCTACCTGCGAGCGCGCGGGTACGACGCGCGTAATCGGGAGGTCTGCGGACGATATGTCTGCAATCTCCCGATGTTCGCCGAATTGACGCATGAGGAATTCGGTGAAATCGCGATAATTTTGGACTCGGAGCGGGCGTATGACGAGTGGTGGAATTCGGTGGAACTCGCGGGTGCTATCCGCGAGCAGCCCGAAGAGTACGGATATACCACCACCGAGGATGCGGTCGAAGCCGCCGACCGCATCGAACGAGATTGGATGTTCTAGTCACTGAGGAACGGGTTTCCCCGTTCCTCCAAGTCCCTCTCTCGTAGAGAGACTTGGAGGGATTGAGAAACTGTAGAACTGAAAGGAGAAAAACAATGGAGACACGGCTTTTTTCACATTTCGGGACGGTCGAGGCCCCGGACCAGATCACGGTCTATGGGCCGCTCCGGAGAACCATTTGGGCCGAGAGGCGACTCTCTGATGCCCTGCGGCTAGTGCAGGACATCGAAAGAAATTGGAATGGGTATGACACGCTCCCTGGGGGTGCATCCTCATATTACGAGGATGCGCTGGAGGAGTTAAAGTACGCTGAGCGTATTCACGCTCAGCGCACTCGGCATATGGTCACGGTCATGCAAGAGGAAAGCGGTGTAAAAGCAACCGCTATCCTCTTGCCAGAGGAAAACTACCAGGATCAAGCCGTCCTGGTGGTTGAGTGTGAGTTGGGCGGGTGGCGCGAGGTTGGAGTGGTCAATTGGCCACTCCAG